CCGCCGTTGTATTTAAATCAATCTGCGAATTACTAATATTATACATAGTTCCAGAATATTCAGGATATTTATGGACTTCCATAGGATTCTCATAAACCAGTTTATCATCTTTGAGAACTGCTACTTTATCCTCAACAGAGATTTCATTAATAAACTTCCAGCCATTACTTGTCAATACTTCGTGGTCTTCAGTTAGGCAATGAATTTTATCAGACACCATATGCTTCAATCTCTGGTAATATGTTGGACCGATAAATATATCTGTATGGATTTGCTCACCTGTTCGCCCGTTATATAATATCTCATTACCATATTTCTCCATCCCGGACATTTCAAGAACTTTTGTGATCCCTTCAACAGTACAATCAGTATATGGCGTAGAGTCACCAAAAGCACCAATATGACAGCCAGCTTTTCCCATAATAGATTCCATTAATTGCGCGATTGTCATACGCGAGGGGATTGCGTGCGGATTCATAATAATATCCGGAACAATACCATCTTTTGTAAAGGGCATATCTTGGTGTCTGTATATCATTCCAATAGTTCCCTTCTGTGCACTACAGCTTGCGCATTTATCACCAATCTCTGGCTTCCTGTTTTTACGAATACGCACTTTGCAAAACTTATAACCTTCGCTATTGATACCATTATAATTCATATCAATATAGCCGTCGTCATTTGCTTTCATTGTTAGGCTACTATCTTGATATGTAATTACACCATTTGCCTTCTTGGGCATAACTTTGCCTACAATTACATCATTACCATTAACATATGTATTTTTAGATACAAATCCGTCATCATTTAACTTCTCATAAGAGTATGGTTTTTGTGAAGAAATGTTAATAGGATTTGTAAATAGCTCTTCCTCGCCAGTGCTGTGATTTTTATTACATACATCGCGCATCGCTTTGTAATAGGTGCTTGTAAATAACCCTCTGTCAAGCGCCGATTGATTAACCATAATACTATCTTCTTGGTTAAACCCTGTATGCGTCATAATCGCTACAATCGCATTAACACCTGAAGGTAATTTATGAGCCATTGTATATTTTGATAATTTAGTATATACAAGCGATTTTTGAGGATAATTCAAAATATTTCCCATAGTATCTATGCGTTTATTGAAATTACTCATATATACACCTAAAGCCTGCTTTCCCATAGCGCATTGATAGCAGTTTCTCGGCGATTGATTGTGATCACTGAATGGAATATTAACACCCAAGATACCATTCATTAAACTTGGATGAATTTCGCAATGCGTATATAATGGTGGTAATGCAGTTCCCTTAATTCCCTCATCCAAATCTGCAGGAAATGTGGCAATCATTGCTGAATTAATCTCGTCGCAATCCATATATTCAATAAACCCCTCTTCATCCAAATAACTATCTGGGTCATCTTGATTTTTAGATACTTCATTTGGAACTATGAAGTAATCAAAGTGTTTATCAGCAATATATTCTTTCCAGCTAATATTCTTTCTTTTTAATACTCGCTCAATACGCAATGCACGCTTATTTGTCCCTGGTTCAATATCAACAATATAGAGCGGTCTATACATTCGCCCCGCTTCTGTGCTAATGATAATACACGACTTCTGTATGTTCCATACAATGGAAGTCATCGGGTATATAATGCCGCTACGCTTATAATGTTTCAGAGTCAAATATAATTTATCGGGATTGGTATAATACCCGATGATATCGCCATTAACCATAATATATACATTATCTTCGCTTCCCATATTCTTCAAATAATCAATTGGGGATTTGTCGGGATTTGTCATATTATAGGTATCATCATAGACTATTACGCCGAGATTTACCAGAATCCTGCGGATATGCGTGCTATTCATCGCTATTGAGATATTCGTACTGAGCGCCATATTTTTAACAAGACCAACTGAGCTACCTTCTGGAGTTTCTGCAGGACATATCATACCAATCTGCGAATTATCTAATTTGCGTGGCTGAACGAGTTTACCATTCTTCTCCATTGCTGTATTAATGCGTCTCAAATGCGATAGAGTGCTTGCATAAGACATACGATTAAGAACTTGTGAAACGCCCTGCTTGATATTTTGAAATGTGCCGATGCTTTTAATTCCCCAGTTTCCTGTAGAGAGCGAATATCTAATCCACGAATCAAGTAGCGATTGCTTGAAAAACCTGTGAATGCTGATATCTGATATAATATTAGAGATAGGGATATTAGCATTCCCGCGCCACAAATTAAGCTCTTTCTCAATCGCAATCTTCAGCTCCTTTGTCATCTTTCCATAGCACTGGCGAAACAGATTACTCATCAAAACGCCAGGCGTATCAACGCGCTTATTAATATATGAATCGCGATTATCGTAAGTATCATATCCTAAATATATGCGGATCATTTTGCGAATGATATAGCCAACATATAGGGCTTTGCGCCGATAAGATTTGCCTACATGAGGGAGAAAATCATTTGTAAGATTATTATGAAGCTGCGCTTTGTTAGTTTCGTGATCGTTATTTTTATTTACACCAATCATAATCTTAATAAGTGTATTCTCAGCTTGTTCCTGTGTGTTAATATCACAGGCATCTTCACAGCACGCCATAAGTTCATTAATAATACGCTGATTTTTCTCGCTATCCGTATCATATACGATATGATTGATAATTTCGCGATCGCTAATAATCCCAAGAGCGCGAAATATTACGAAGATAGGGACTTCAGAGCGGATGAATGATGTATTAATGCGAATAATGCGACCCATATGATTTAACTTGCCGCTCATATTCAAGCAAGTAGTTTTTGGTGGAAGATAGGAGGAATCGCACATAGAGCGAATTTCTGCATATAAACCTTCGGCGTTATTGTTAGGGTGGAAAACGAGCACCTTGTTTTCGTTGATACGGTCTTGAGAGATCAAAACTTTCTCATTTCCATTAACAATAAAGTAGCCGCCAAAATCATATATGCATTCGTTCTTGTTCTCTTCGCAAATTCCTTGCATCTGGCTGAGAACACAAAGTTTAGAACGAACCATAATTGGGATTTTTCCAATGTATACGCCATTAACAGTCTTATCAAACTTCTCAGTCATCCCATTCTTGTTTGTGATTTCTGTGGAGATATGAACATTAACATAGATACCACTTGAATATGTCATATTATTCATACGAGCAATATATGGCGTCATAATATTTTGAGTTCCATCCTGAAGTTGATAATTTGGCTTTACAATACTGGGCTGAAGGATATTAATAGAAATATTATAGGTATTATCGGGCAATTCGGCTTTTTGATTTATAATCTTAACCTTGATAGGATTGAAACCGCCAATAATTTGTCCCAATGTATTGTCTATAAATTTGTTATAACTATCAATTTGATGCTTCACGAGCGGATTAGATGATTCAGGAGAACCACCCTTTTGGAAATAGATATCCAGAACATCCCAGCAATGATTAGAAAACATTATTAGTATTTGTATTTACTAAATAATTCTTAAATATCAATTTTTATTTTTATTTACTATATAAAAAATTGATATAATAAATAATCTTGTAATAACAACTATATCAACCTTAAAACCTTCTAATATGTCAAATGCTAATACCAATATGCCAAAGATTATTGCTATTTGTGGAGCTAAAAGGAGTGGCAAAGATGTATTAGCAGAACATTTAGTTAAAAAATATAATTATAAAAGGCTTTCATTTGCAGAACCTTTAAAAGAAGCAGTTAAGGGATTATTTAATTTTGACGACGATCAGGTAGGTATCGGCGAGGATATAGGTAATGATAGAAAAGATATTATTGATGAAAGGTGGGGTATTACACCGAGAGCCGCATTACAATTCTTTGGAACAGAAATGATGCAAGAGAAAATACAGGAGTTATTACCTAATATGAAGAGGAATTTCTTTGCGAATACTTTGGTAAATCATATCAATAGTGCAGAAGAAGACACTAAGTTTGTTATTAGCGACCTTAGATTTATTCACGAATATGAGAGATTACTAAATATTTCAAAAATAAGTATCAAAGAAATATTGATTGTTAGAGTTATACGACCTTCTAAAGATCGCATTAAAGAACCAGAGCCGCACATATCAGAATTAGAATATACTGAAATACCCTATGATATCATTATGATTAATAACGGGTCAATAGAAGATTATATTAACAGGTTTGATAAGATCATCAGTATCTAAAGATATCAAAGATAATAAAAAATTGATTCACCGCTTACGCTGCTTACCCAATATAGATAGATGACGACATTACAAAAGGACGATGAAGAAACTAATCTTAAGGTAATCACAGAGAAGGTATTACAAACAGAAGACACCGGAAAAATATTTGAAATGGCAATATGCTTGGCATATAACATTCCGTATGATGGGAAATTTAAGTATAGTATGGAATTACCTAATAAACTAAAATTGCAACTTTCTAAACTTCTTGAATTATTCCCAATGTGTAGGCATACAGCAAAAAAAGGGTCAAGATATGATTATACGGTGCTTACAGATGAAAGCAAACATCTCTCTGCAAAAACTACAAAAAAAGGTGTAGGGAAAGTCGCGCCTCAAGTTATAGGACAGTGTCAGCCAAAAAAATTATGTGAAATAATAGGTATTGAATATACTACAATAGCAGATCTAAAAGAATATATTCAAACCGATATTATAAAAATATTACCCTTTCTTGTAGAATACACTTTTGATTGCCCTAATATTTACTATAATAAAGAGCTGAACACTATTCGTTATATTACATTAACCACGCCTATTGATTGGACTAAATATTCTTTCAAATGGACTTGTAATTGGGTGGATTGGAAAAATTCATCAACACTAAAAATTATAATTGAAGAAAAGGAAATAACATTGCTTGAATTTCAATTTCATACAAAAAGCAGAACAAATATGGCAATTCGCTGGTGCTATGAACATTTCTTACACAGCTTTGCCGAACATTTAACTATTATAGACATTTAAGCCTTATTTAGACAGAAAAGATATTCTTTTATTTCAACATCTTTATTATATTCAAATGATTTGAACCTTTTGTAATCTCTTTCAATAACTGAAGCATCTCCATAATTTTTCATAATATCTAACATTTTTTCTTTTGAAACTATACTTTCGCTATTATACGAGAGGAATATCCATTTTGTTTTTAATTCGCGAAATAATAAATCAAAAGCTTTTTCAACAACACCTCCTTTTTTACAAAAAGGTGATATGAAACAATCTGCAGGGATACCTGTTTTACCTTTTAAAGGCATCTCTGTTAATAATATTTCAGGAGTTTTAGCAATGATATTCAAAGGAAAATAATTTTTAGAATATTGCCTAACATTATATGGTGGATCTAAATAAACCATATCTGTTTCAAATGATCTAACAAAATCAATATTTAGAACATCAAAGTTGTAAGTATTAGAGCCAGCGACTACTTGAGAGGTATTATTATGAATAGGCATTAATGTTAGATTTTTAATTGCCTTTGTTTTGAAATTTTTCAAAAAACATCCATATACTGCTGGCACATTACTAACAGCATCAGCGCTTAGAAGTATAGAAGCAAGGATAAATTGATATTCGTCAAAGGATAGACGATGCTTTATTAATTCCAGGTTATGACGAAGATAATCAATTCGCTTAGCATTTTCAATAGTGAAAAATTTACGCTCACAGGAATTGTAAGGACTATAATGCGTTGTTATAAATCCTATTGTGCTTAAATGCTTATTATCTTCAATATCTTTTTGAAATTCTTCTATAATTTTTTTACAGGTTTCTGTATATATAGAGAGTGTGAATGCGTGAGTTATTATAGAGCTGTATAGCTCAGCGTCATTTGAAATAACTTGTGCCAGATGTTTCCTAAAATAGTAGGAAACTATACCTGTACCAGAAAACATATCTCCAATTCTTTTATTTGCAAAAGAATCCCACCCTGTTTTCTCTTTCATATTACTTGCAATCCAGTCAAGTAATTGAAATTTTGAGCCAATATAATTTAGACGATATATTTTTTCAGGTAATACATTGCTATTAACAATATTATCAATATCATTTGAAGATTCGCTTGTAGTATTCTTGCATTCTTCAATATTTTTAACCATTACTAATATATTATAAAAATAAGTGTATATATCATTTTTTTATTTATGATTTTATTTATGAATATTCTTTAATACATTTTTCAATTGATGTTTTAATATCAGGAATATCTGGGTATAATGAGTATAGCTTATCTGTAGACAATTGTATATTTGAGCGCTTTGACAATAATATAGCATTCTGTTCGGTGATGCTAAAGTTTTCCCAGGTAAACGAGCTATCTATGTTTTCCTTGTACATCTCTAAAATCTCATTGTGTGTAATGAGCCCTTTATTAACTAAATTAAAAGTTCCCGTAGTATTTTTAATAATCATATCCATAATTACGGGAAACATATCCTCTAATACAGTCATAGAGTTAGGCATAGAGCAAATTTTATTATATTTAATAATTTTACTTATAAAGTTTCTATTATGCTCAAAATTAACAATTGGCATACGAATGCGCAGGTTAAGCGTATTTTTGGAATACATATGCTGCAATCTGTCAGTAAATCCTTTGACAATAGAGTAGGATGACCCAAAGAAGTTTGGGAGTTCATCGTCGTCAATCCAGGTTTTTGTTGGATCGTCGCTGCTAAATATACATCCTGTTCCTAAATATGTGTAGTGAATGTTGTATCTTTCACATAGAATAGAAAGTATTACTGGTGAATACAAATTATCCCTAATATTATCATTAAGTTTACCAGGTAATTCCAGGTAATCAATGGTATTATATTCACCCCCGTGCGTTCTTCCAATAAATGAAATAATATGAGTAGGTAAATACAGTTTTATTTCTGCTTCAACTGCCTTTTCATCATCTGTGCGCACATCAGTACCAATATAAGTGATTCCATTGTCATTTAAGTATTGTCCAAATTGTTTCCCAATCCACCCTTTGCTACCAAAGAAAAGTATCTTCATATTTATGTTGATATATTATGTTGATATGCTTTTATATGTATATATGCTGATATTATATTTTGTATATATAGTATAACAATTCTTAAATCTTAAATGAGACTATTAGTTGTTAATATGTATAAAGACATAGTAGTATTTAAGAAATTTAAAAAGCGAATATTATATGGACTTCAAGGCAATAAAGTAATATTAAAAAATTGGGATGACACGAAAGGTATTGAGAATACTTTGAAAAATAAGAAAATACAAGGTATTATATTATCAGGCTCTGATTATTTTGTAAAGAAAAAAGACCGCGCAATAATAGCCCCTTGTATTATAAATTCTAATATTCCAATATTAGCAATATGTTATGCTTTTCAGTATTTTATTTATCAATGTAAAAAAAGTTATATTAAATCTTTTACAAATGGTTATAGAAAATATTCTTTGAGTTTTAGCGTCCCAAAGCCATTTCATATTCCTAAAAGTAAGTATTATTTAATTCATACAGATTATATAGTGAAAACTCCAAAGACCTTCAAAGTTATTAAGAAAATAAAAAAAAAAATAATGATTGCATACAATCGCAAGAAAAACATACTTGGAGTTCAGTTTCACCCAGAAAAAAATATAGACACAAGCAGAGCTTTTTTTAATATGTGGATAAATAAATGTATTCTACAGTAAGGAAAATAAAAGCTTTTCATTAGGCGCGCGTATTTATAAACAATTAAAAATTATTAATATTATATAAACAATTGATATCCAATTAAATATATAATATGACAACATTAAATCTTAATAATATAAATGATGATTTGATTGAATTAAATAGAGATACCTTCAACAATAAGCAAATGAGCTTTAATATACCAAATAAGCAGAACAGAGTTAATCAAAATAACTTTATGAGCGAAGATGTCTTATTTAATAAGAATAAGATAAGCAATGATGTAATCTCTATGTCATCGCGGTCTTCGTCGCGTTCTTCTTCACGCGCCAGCTCTGTTAATGGAGATTATGATAAAAGCGATTATATGAAAAATAGGAACAACATTTATAAAAATAAGACTCTATCTAAAAAATCTAAATATGATGAAGAAAGTGATGGCAGTAGCATAATAAGTAGTTCAAGTAATAAAAAGTCAGGTAATGGGAGTCGCGACAATGGAGGTGGTGGTGGATCTAATATAGCAAATAAATACAAAAAACAAGATAAATATAATGATAATGACGATGATGAAGAGGATGACGATGAAGAAGAAGACGATGACGACGATGGAGAAGATGACGAAGAAGAATATGACGAGGAAGAAGAAGGCGAAGATGGAGAATATAGTAGAGGAGGGTCAAAGAATAGACATTTATCTGCAAAGGATATCATTTTAAACGAACTGAATGAGAAAAGGGAGATAATTTATCAATTAGACAGGTTAGAATCAAAGGGGTTCAAGATCCCATTTAAGTTTAATATGAACTCAGACTTAGAAGAAATGCGTACAGAATATAATCGCTTGGTTCGCGAGAAGGAACTTGACGGGAGTGTGAGATTTCAGCAAAAAATGTTAATGGCATTTATTTCGGGCACAGAGTATATGAATAGCAGATATGACCCATTTGCAATAAAATTAGATGGGTGGTCTGAACAGGTTAATGAGAATATTAATGATTATGATGATATATTTGAAGAATTACATTATAAATACAAGGCGACTGGTAAAAAGATGGCGCCGGAACTAAGATTGTTTATAGGATTATCTGGTAGCGCATTTATGTTCCATCTTACAAGCAGAATGTTCAAAGAGCAACCTATGCCAAATGTAGAAAATGTATTAAAATCAGACCCCGAATTAATGAAACAATTCCAGCAAGCTGCTGCAAAGCAATATATGATGGGTAATAATACTTCGCCATACCAACAAGGAGCTCAAGGAATGCAAGCAGCTAACGCTCCTCAAGCTGCGCAAAATATACCATTAAATAATTACAGCAACAGCGGGAGCGATAGCAGCGGCGGGTTATTTAATATGGTAAGCAGCCTGTTTAGTTCATTAAATTCTCCTGTTTCAAATATGACAATGCCATCAATGTCTCAGCAATCCAATAATATTAGACAATCCCCTAATATAACTGAGCTTAGACATAAGCCTGCAGCTGATATTGAAAATATTATAAATAATGTTCATAATAATATATCAATTGATCATAATGATAATAACATTGAAACGCTTTCTGTTAGCGATGAAGAAATAACATCTATCATTGAAGATACTGCTGATATTAAGATATTACGAGGAGTAGGGAGACCACGAAAAAACACGAGGACATTAAATATATAAATATATGTTAGCTATTAGTAATTATATATGTTTGCATATTTTACAAAAATAAATAATAAAGAAATCTTGTATTTTAATGAAGATAATAGCGATGATGATGAATATTTATTTAACAAGCAGACTATTGCAAATTGGGCAAATGAATACAATATCAAGCTTGTTTCTTTCATACCTCAAGATGAAATAGTAGTTAACGAGGATATTCCACCACTATTCTCGTATAGCTAAAAATTTATATGTCTGCTTTTGCTACTTTTGCTGCTTTTGCTGCTTTTGCTGCTTTTCTTTGTAGGAGTTTTTTTAGGTTTTCTTTTCTTACCTCCTCCAGATGTATCGCTTAATAATGTTAAAATTTCTGTTGGTATTTCATTAGTTATTTTATCATTTATCTTGAATTTTATTTTTTTGTTATCTATAATATGGGAACTTATAATAATTAAAAAATCTAAATACAACTGTTTAATATCTAAATTTTTAGCATAGTATGTTGTTTTAAATTTGTTAAGAGCTTTTTTAACATTATCATTACAACCAAAAAAACATAGTATTATAATAGCTTTAATACGCGATGATATTATTTTTAATAAATCCTTTAAAGTAGAATAATTTATATCTATTCCTAATCCTATAATTGACAAAGTATATTTTACAGGTATGTCATTACTTTTACTAAATTTAAGCATATACTTTCCTTTATCATCTACCAAATAGGTTGTCAATACTTCTATAACTTTGTTAACCTTTTCAAATAAAATATCTTGTTTTTCTTCTTCTGTTAGGGATTTTTTAGCAATTATTACTGTTTTAGGTTCAAGTTCTTTTTCTTTTTTAAGTTCCTTCAGTTCCTTTTTCTCTTCGGGCTTTTGACCAAATAATGCTCTTGTATGTTCAGTATATTCTAATGCTTTATGTAGATTTATTACAAGCTCTTTAATTTTATCATCTATTTTATATAAATTGTCAGTATTTTTGTCAGTGCTTAATATATTAGAATTTTTATTCTCAATTTTTTTTACATCTTCTAAAACTTTTTCTTCTAATTTATCTAAATTTTTGCTTACTGCATCTTCTACTGCAGTTACTAATTGTGATTTATTTTTTTTACCTACAATAGATGTTTTAACACTTTTTATTGCTTCTTTAATTCTTTCTTTTATTGATTTTTTTTCAGTATTTACTACTTTTGCAAATATAGTTTTTGTACGGGTTTGTAGTTTTGCTTCTTCGGCATATGATCTTGCTCTCAAGGTTCTATCTTTTTTAACTGTTGCAGGTCGCAATGAATTCATTATCTATAATAATATGTAGAAAATTTTACCAAATTACAAAAATTAGTAATTATTAAGTATCTTTTAAATGATAAATTACCTTAATCATCTCTACTAATTCACTCACAGTTGTTTTTAGTTCCTTTATTTCCTTCCTCATTTCAACTACTTCATATTCTAATGAAGGGATTTCTGTCTTAACGCATTTAGGCACTTTCTCATTTTTAGCAATTACTTTCAATAATTGAAGTTTATTTATTCTGGTTTTTCTTAATATTAAGTCTTCAGGTGCTTTTGCGAGATACATATTATATGCAATAAATATCTGGCGTCCTATGATATCACCACACGTTCTTTTGTGTATCTGTGCGATAAGCTCAATATCAATGTTATCATTTAATTCCTGTAATAAGATATTTTCTTCTTCAATAGTCCATTTTTCTCCTAATTTTATAGGATACTTCTTGTATGGATTTTGTTGTTTTATCATTTTTAGCATAGGACTGTCCATAATAGGCTATACGAATAAGATACGATATTACATATCAATTTTTAATTTATATAAAAAATGATGCTTTATAATAAAATAATATTATAATGTTAAAATTAATAAAGGTCGTCCTTTCAAGATTAAGGAAGATTATGCAGCCCAAAGACAGGGATGAGATTATTTTTCGTAATAGATTTGATAAAAAAATGCAGATACTATTTACAACATTACCAAAACCTACGCCTATTTGTAATAAAAATATTAAAAAATATAAAAATATATAACATAGATAAATTACTGTACATTGCCTGATAGCTTGCTTTGTGTCTTTTAAACGCTATAAATTTTTGAGTTCTTATTATGAACTTTTTCCCATTTATTACCCGTCCATCCTTCAATCATAACATCCTTATAATCGCCAATAAGTTCGCTGCAAGCATACATAAGAAACTCCCTCATATCAATATGATTAAGGTTGGTAGTGTATGAAATCTCCGTATCTATGCAGTATTCTTTAATAAACTTCAAGAAATGCTCCCTGTTCAAACTCTTAATTAACTTGTATACCACTGTTTCATTAGGAAGCTCGGTTTTATCAACCATAATTCGGTTTGAGATATTAAATCCTAAATTATACTTGTCAACATAATCATCAAGGTCAATTTTGCATATTCCCTGATACTTTTCCAAGTTTGAAAGATAATTACATAGGATACGCATAGAATAGTAATAGATATCGCAATCTCCGTATATCTTGTCGTGGACATCACCGCGATTGTTGTAGCTGTAAGGGAAAGTAAGCATTTTCTTTGTGCTGGCTTTGTTGAGGTTGGTCTTGTTTGTTGGTTCTGTTTGGCTTTGTATTTGCTTGGCTTGTTGGTTGGCTTTAGTGATTTGATAGATCACATTTAATCATTTTTTATATTATGGTATCTTTAATAGAACAAATTTATTATAAAAATTGATGTATTAAGATGTACATTTCATATCTATATAAATATGAATATTCTTAAAGCAGTCTCTAATTTATTTTCGTATTCTTCAAATGATATTGAAGATATACATATACACTCCGATAATCACAAAGAATATAAGGATAACAGTATTTTTAATGGATTGCAAGAAAGCATAACAGCAGAGTTTGAAAATAATATGGAAAACTTTAAAACTACCAGCGATATTGATAAATTTAAAAAGAGTATTCAAAAAAAATATAAATATACTTTGTCAAATGCTGAGTTTATCAAGATATATAAATATCTTAATTTAGAAAATCAGCAATTGCGCAATCTTATAACTAAAAAGAAATGTAAGTCAAACTCTGGAGTTCTCGTAATAACTGTGTTAACATCTGCACATCCTCAGTATATTGATGAAGACGGTGAAGTTAAAACTGCGCGTTTCTCTTGTAAGCACGACTGTGCATATTGCCCAAATGAACCAGCTCACGAAGGGAATAATTGGGTAGCGCAACCAAGAAGTTATCTATACTCAGAGCCTGCAGTATTGCGTGCAAATGCTAACGATTTTGATCCTATAAAGCAAATGAACTCACGTTTATCAACACTTATTAGAATGGGGCATATACCTGATAAATTAGAGATCATTGTGTTAGGAGGGACTTGGAGCGAATATCCGCGTAATTACCAAGACCGCTTTATAACTGAGCTATATTACTCAGCAAATATTTATTTTGATAGCGACCCAAAGCGCCCTAAGAAAACTTTAGAAGAAGAAATAGAAATAAATGAAACGGCTAAAATTCATATTATTGGGCTAACTTTGGAAACACGGCCGGATACTATAACAATTGACGAGATCGCCAACTTTCGCCGATATAATTGTACACGAATACAATTAGGTGTTCAGCATACACATAATGCAGTTTTGAAAAAAATAAATAGAGGACATACAATAGAATGCGCATATGATGCAATAAAACTTTTGAAAAATAATTGCTACAAGGTGGATATCCATATTATGCCTAATCTACCTGGTGCATCTTATGAGATTGACAAGGTGATGCTTGATGAAGTCTTATATGACGAGAGAATACAAGTTGATCAGTATAAAATATACCCAACAGCCATTGTCCCTTATACAAAAATAAAGAAATGGTTTGACGAAGGCTCATATATCCCTTACGATGACTTGTTATTATATGAGCTTATCAAGGATTTCAAACAGAAGGTTCAAAAATATAAGCGGCTTAATCGCATTATTCGCGATATCCCTGGGCATTACATAGAAGGCGGCTATTCTACTAAGTTTGTAAATATGAGGCAACTGCTACAAGATGATATGCGACTAAATAATTGGGGATGCAAATGTATAAGATGTCGTGAAATCAAAGGAAACAGTGTATCATTCTGTAATATTAAATTGAATATTGAAAAGTATAGGGCATCAGGAGGCGATGAATATCATATAAGTTTTGATAGTGATTGCGATAAAAATTACTTAATAGGGTTTTTGCGGCTTCGCTTAAATAACGACAGTAATTCACAGCTATTACCAAGTATTAAAGGGTGTGCACTAATTAGAGAATTACATGTATATTCAAATTTAAGTAATGTAGGAGATAATATAGAGGGTTCTCTGCAACATAAGGGATTTGGTAGGCAACTTGTAGCAAAGGCAGAAGAATTGGCAATTGCAAATGGTTATAAAAGGATTGCTATAATTAGCGGCACAGGTGTTAGAGAATACTATAAAAAACTTGGATATAATTTGATTGACACCTATATGATAAAAAATATATGTTTAGATATGAATGAATATAATTAAATATGATTAAATATGATTAAATATGATTAAATATGATTAAATATGATTAAATATGATTAAATATGATTAAATATGATTAAATATGATTAAATATGATTAAATATGATTAAATATAATTATCTATACATATTTGTATGAATTGCCATAGAATTATGATTAAATGCGCGATCTGTATTACAATATAGATTATTGCAATGGATAAACTCAATACAATTATTATATAATATATATGCTATAGCGAGGTCTTCAGTTGTATATGGATATGATTTTGTTTTTTCGTCATAATGCAATATATCATAGTTAATATTATTCATATGATTTATTAATATTTTGCAAGATTTATTAGAAAGATATAAGACGGGTCCGTGTATAAATACAGGGATGCTTGGGTGCATAGTATATTTAGATATATCAATGCCTTTAAGATTATGCAAGGGATTATCAAAATCTTCTGGGTGGTCTTTGTAATAATATACAAAATGTAGAGACGCCGATGATTTATTTTCATATTTTTCTAAATCGTGTTCAAACATACTTTTACCTGTAGAACAATTACCTAAAAAATCTATATCACCAATATTATTCTTAATTTTATATTGTTTAGGAGAATCCAAAAAAGATTGTAGCAAGTCTTCATTAAATACTAAGTCATCTCCGCAACGCAATACACCCCCTTTAATATCATAAATTTCATAAAGATATTTTAATGCAAGCACTAATTTTTTTAATAAATGAAAATACGAGTCTTCACATTTAATAGTCAATAAGTTCCCTTCAAGTTTATAATCGCTATCTAAAAACAGATCGCCAATTACATAGATTACTTTCCAGTTTTTGTAATTATCTTTAGGAAGTTTGAATTTTTTAAGTCGCGTATCCTGATATTTATGGCAAGTTAATATAAGAATAACTCCATCAACTTCAATCTTCATATATTTTATTTTATATGTATTAATTATATTATTTAGAAACCCTCTTATATCCTTTTATTTGTTCTATTTGTTCATATTCGTATGAATAGCAAGGACATCATTATTATAGTAGGGATAATCGTGATACATATTAATCCAATGTATGAAACTTATTTTATTGTAATACAAAATATATGATACGGCACAATCTTCAATAGTATATGGATATGAATCGGTGTATTTGTCGTAATGGAATATATCATATTTAATATTATTCAAATGATTAATCAATATTTTACAAGATTTATTAGATATGTAATACATAATACCACAGGGCCCGACAGGAATATGAGGACGTTTAGTATATTTAGAAATATTAACGCCTTTAAGATTATGCAAGGGATTATCAAAGTCCTCTGGGTGATCTATATAGTAATTAACCATAAATTTATCGTTTGTTGTTGATTTAATATCGGCATCAGATATTTCGTGCGAAAGCAAGCTTTTACCAGAAGGTGATCTGCCTAAGAAATCAATATCCTCAGTATAATTCTCGCAATTCTTGATATATTGTCTTTTCTTTGGAGCTTCCAAGAAAGATTCAAGCAAGTCTTCATTAAATATTAAGTCATCCCCGCAGCGCAAGACGCCTTCCTTAATATCATAAATTTCATAAAGATATTTTAAGCTCATCACTAATTTTTTTAATAAATGAATATAGGAGTCTTCGCATTTAATAGTCATAAAGTTGCCTTCAAGTTTATAGTCGCTATCTAAAAACAGATCGCCAATTACATAGATTACTTTCCAGTTTTTGTAATTATCTTTAGGAAGCCTGAAGTGTTTAAGGCGCGTATTTAAATGTTTATGGCAACTCAATACAAGGATAATTCCATCAACTTCAATCATATTAATGTATATTAATTGTATCTTGTATTTAAATGCTTTGTGGTTTCCTTGTTTTCTTTACAGGCTTTACAGGCTTTGATGGTTGTTTTTTATTAACTAATAATTCCTTTAGACCTCCAATAAACTTGCCATTTTTGAATATCATTGGAAAATGAAAATATGGTATTACTGTATGTTGTTTAATAAAATTATAAAAATTATCTCTCTCTCTACATGTCATTATAAACTTATCGCAATTTATAGTAGTACATTTCTGCACTTTCAGTTTATTAATGTGATCTTTTGCCATATCACAATATTTACATTTTGATATACTATATATTGTATAATCGGTAATTGATGGTTTCTTATATCTATCCATTGCAAATATTATCTACTTATACTAATAGATAATAACCACAAACTATGAAATCAGCAAAGGTTAAAAAAGATGCATTAGGAATAAAAAATACAGCATCTAAATCAGCAAGATCAGCCACGAGCAAAGCAGCAAAATCGGCCACGAGCAAAGCAGCCAAAGCAGCTGAAATTGATGATGGGTTTGACCTATCTACTGAGCCATCAAAAGAAATGTTGGATCGTTTAGATGCTATTAAAGAGGAGGAAGCACAAAATCCAATAGGAGATGATGAATGGAATGAGTTTTTTTATGTATATTTAAAATATATAGAAGAAAATATAGGGGTCTGTTTAAAGGAGCTTCCAACTGGTGCACCTTTAAAAGCTTTATTAAGCAAATCACAAACACTCGCATTTTTAAAAGGTGGGTATGATAATGAGTTAAAAAAAGATGAAAAATTAGATGAAAATATTGGATATTATAATTTATTATTTAGTGATTTTAAAGATGGTACTACAAATAAATTAAATGGCTGCATTAACATTAATTTATTATTAAAGTATGTAGGCTATGCAGTATTAAAACTTGCAGAAAATCATAAGAGAAACTCTGATAATGAATTAATAGAGTTTTATAGAAAAATTGCAATTATTTTAGAATTAGCAGTATATCCTGAAATATTTTTATTTTATTTTGAATTTCTTAAAAAAACTACACCTATACCCCACTGGTATAAAGGTATATGGATAAGAAAACAAGAATATTTAGGAGTAATACCAAAAGGGGAAAAAAGAAATTATGATAAAAAGTTTGACACAGGACTAACAAGATTTGTAAGAAATTACATTCGTAGAGCAATTGTATATACGAGAATACAGGATGTGAGAAAGAACCAACAAGCATACCCATTTGCTTATGAAAACCCTTATAATTTGAGTCCAGACCCGATAATTGCATTACAAAATCCACCACTGCCATTAAATGGTGTATATATATACAAAGATCCAGATGATGATTATCATATAAGTAGTGATGATTGGAAATATATCCCCGACTTTTTATTACCTAATAATGACTTACATCCCCAAGTAAAAGAGTATAAAAAACCAAGCGAATGGAATAAACCACCACCCGACTGGTGGATAGAGCGAACTAAAACACTATTGGGATTTTGTTGGTGGACTAAGAGAGTAAATATTGATAATAAAAGAAAAGAATTAGAAGGAACTAAAAAACTTGCAAAATGGAAACAATTAAATGGTATATTACCTGGTAATTACAATGGTATTGCTATTGCTTGGGATGGTAATTACGAAGAGTATGATAATAAAGGCTTTGTTGATGCTGTTGCTGCCGATGATGCTGAAGCAGATGCTATTGCAGCTAAGACAGCTATACCTACAGGAGGCAATAGATCTAAAAGTAAAAGCAAAGCAAATGCCAAAGCTGAAACTGCAAATAAAGAGTTTCAATCAAAAAAATTACCTAAAACACCTAAAACACCCAAACCACCCAAACCACCTAAAACACCTAAAACACCTAAAACACCTACAAAATCTTCAAGAAAATCGTGATTGTCTACTGCATTACACACTTTTACTGTGTAATATTAGAATAAACCTTTACTTCTTAGTTTTTCTCCATTCCACACCAATTTTTTTCATAATTTCTGGCGCGCTATCATTAGGGAATTTCTTGTGAAGCTCCTTGTACATCTTCTTTACAAACTTATTATAGGGGGTTAGCTTGCGTTTCTTAGCACCTCCAACACTTGCAGCAGAACAACTTTCAGCCATATAGTATATCTTTCTAATATAATATGATATAAAAAATAAATTGCCTGTATATTATTGACAAAATTAAAATATTAATTTTGAGGATGAGAAATAGATATATCCCGAACATCATCATAAGACAATTTATTATATAATCCTTTACTTACTGCATCTGGATTATTCGTCCTTATATAAGCGACCGCTTGCAAACAGGCATCGCATAAATCATCCTTCTTCTTGTTATCGCCAAAAATATCACATAAGCTCTCGTCATCTTTAATGTAATGCTTGCATATCTCTATACTGGTCTGCTTGTTCATTTTATATTTATCACTACGAAACCCTTTAGAGTTTTTAGTTTTTTTTGTTTCATCCATCTTGATTTGTATATCAGGTTTATAGTCGTGTGTTTTAGTCTTGAGAGATGCATTGACGAGTACCACATTATCTATCATTTTATCCCAGTATTTTAAAAGACTGAAATAGCAGTATATAATATATTGGATAGTTTTCATTATTCCATTTAGGTTTGATGGCTGGTTCTCAATAAGCACATAGTCAATGTTGTCAATTCCTTTCCCTTTTAAATAACCAATTATATTATCAAGCTCTATATATATTCTCTCAGCTATATCATCAATCCCTTTGATATCCTTCTTTTTATCTGCCAATGCTATTATCCTCCAATCTATTATATGTATCTCTTCAGCAGTCTGTTTTAAAATACACAATGCAAGATTTTTAATACCAATGTCAAAACTTATATATATCATTTTAAAAGATATATATATTAAAAAACATATATTTATATATTGATTCATTCTTTACATTCATTATTCATTATTCATTAAAGACTTTTATGCAGCATATTGATATTTTTCTTATTAAATGTAGTGATATTGTGGTGTTTAATCAAAGTCGCAAGATTTAGCCAAAATGTATCGTTAGTATATTTATTATTGTACTTATTTATCTTTCTATATTTTCTATATAACCATCTATGTAATTTTTCTAATATTACAGTATTTGAAGGGTTATTCTTAATATACATTTTTTTATTTGAGATTAATTTTGAAACAAAATGCTTAAGCTCAGATATTTTAGCATATTCGTGAGGAATGTTCTCCCATAAATTATGAAACTTTAGATAATCATATGTAGGGCAAATTAGCAGATTATCAGTGTAATCTACAAATGTAGGGTTATTATCTATAATTATTATATTATTAGCTATAGAATGTGTCTTTGGCATTTTTATTGATTTTAATAACTGAGGCATTATTTTATTTACAGACTTTCTTATATTACCTGATGTATCTTTTAAGCAGTTATCTCTCGTGAATATAGGTCGGTTGAACTTAATATTATTTTGCTTTTCTATAATTAATATCTCCTTATTTGCCCAGGTTTTCTCCGAAGCCGTATAAATAAAGAAAAAACTGTTTGGAAATTTCTTTTTCATCTCTGTCATAAATGTAGTGAAGTGAGGTCTTAACAATTTAGATTGCATATCATAGCAGTTGTCAAGCATCTTATCGCATAATGATTTGTATTTTACGAGATTTCCCAATTGGATATTATTATTTTTTAATATTATGTTCTTTTTAATAATCTCTTGTATATTATAAATATCGCATTGATAACTACAATCACCTATTATAGTTCCATCTAAATCTAATAGAAATATATATGGTTCATCATTATTATTCATTATAATACTATAATAATAATATATATAATTATATAATTATATGTATAATATTAGAATGGATCTTTTGTTAAAAAAAGCGCTTGAATTCGCTGAAACAAAGAGAACAAATAATAATTCAAGTAAAAATAAAGTTGAACCGACACATCTATATAATCGGCTAAAGCAGACAAAGCAGCTTAAGCATCTATATCAAAATATACCGCTTTATCAATATCCTATTCACAGAAATAATCAAAGAGTTGCAAGAGTCGCATTTGAAGTACAGCATCAACCTGCAATGCTTCATCCTCGCCCTGAAACCGCAAATAGAAGAGCATATACACAATATCCGCGGCATTCGCTGCATCCGCTGCATAAAATCCAAACAGTTGATGAACTATGTATTAGAGAAGGATATGTAAGACCTGGTATAAGACCTGGTATAAGACCTAAAACAACAGTAAATATTGCTCCAGTTGCTCCAGTATTACTTAGAAGGTCTAACACTGCAAAAATAAATTCTTCACGAGCTTCGCAAGTACCACGAGCTTCGCAAGTACCACGAGCTTCGCAAGTACCACGAGTTCTAAAAACAAAACCTACATCAAGGCAATTATCCCATAAGCAATCACCAAAAAAATCAGGGATGTAATAACTAACTAAATAATTCACTGTTTTCTTGCATCTCTCCCAGTCTTACTTTATTTTTATTATATAATAGCTCTTTTCGCTTATCAATATACTCTGCCATACTGCTGAATCCTATTAATATCATCTCATTCACTTGCTCTACTGACAATTCTATACATACACCTTTCCTATTTACTACTACATTCATAGAATGCTGTAATGTAATATTTTTAGGCATAAAATAATATTCTCTATCTTCTTCTTTCAGCTCCTTTATTGTTACTTGATTAACTCGTAATATTTCAAACATTCTACATATTTGTCTTAAAATGAAAAAAATATTTATCTGTGTCTTAGGAGGCTCATATTTCTCCCGCTCTTTGTATAAAACCATACCAATGATATTCTCTTGGGATATATGTGAAAATATTTTCACAGGAAAGTTATTTGTAAATGCTCCATCATAATAATATTCGCCATCAATCACAACAGGGTTAAATATTAAAGGTATAGCCATTGAGGCTTCGCAAGCAGTAAATATTGATATATCAGGAGTATCCTCAATAGAAAAAATACGATTCTCGCATCTGTTAATATTCGTAGTAGAAAAATATAAATTAATCCCAAACCTTTTAGAAGCCTCCATAAATGTTATGTCTTTCATATCGGGATATTTGATGCGCAATAATTTTCTTAAGTGCTCCATAAAATGCGATATAGAGCATAAACCAAAATTTGATATAATTTTATAATAATTCTTAGTAGGTATCTTGCATAGATTATTATCACCTATAGAATTATAAATAATTGTCTCTATTTCTTCTATTGTTAGCTTGAATGTAATAAATAAGGCTACATAAGATCCTATAGAATTTGCCGCTATATGTGTTATGTTTTTATGTAAATTCTCAATATATAGATATCTAAGCGCGCCTATGAATATTACACCTCGCATACCTCCACCAGATAAAACAAGATGCGTAATATTCAATGTATCCATAAAGATAAAGACAATATATTTTGTTTCTATAATATCTTTATATATTTGAATTATACTCACAAATATCCACATTATAATATATAAGCGCCTCTTTTGCTGCGTTATTCTCTGCTTCTTTCTTGTTATTACCCGTAGATGTAGCGATAATAGCGTTGTTCCTATCTTTTATACAGTAGGTGAATATGCGGACATTATCTTTCATCAATACCTTTACTTCGTAAAACTTAGGGATATCTTGGAGATTATGCATCATATAAGAGACGAGCATATCCTTATAATTATTTTTAATTCTAATTAATTCGCAAAAGTCAATATAATTTTCTATAATATATATGATAAAGCTCTCAACTATGAAGTAGCCTGCTCCCGTGAAGGGGGATATATTAATACTGTTCGGTAGCTGAACCTTATCGCTCTCCGTTTGAAAATCAAGGAATAGCGCCCCTATAAACGCTTCAAATATGTCCTCCATAATTTTAAAATTATTTCTACCACCTGATTCTTCAACTTGCTTAGATATTATAGCAAATTTCGGGAAACCTATTTTGTCTGACAAATAGCCGAGCATTCGCCCATTAACTATCTTCGTCCTTATTTTTGAAAGAAATCCCTCGTTTTGGTCAGGAAACCTACTGTATAGGTAATTGGCTACAATCATACCTATTAGCGAATCGCCAAGAAATTCAAGGCGTTCATATGACATATCCTGAAGAGGTAAGCAATCTCCCGGGCAGTTAATATTACTTTTATCAAAATCACTATTCTTCATAGTACAATATGATTTATGAACAAATGCTACACGATACAAATCAATATTTTTAAACTTGATGTTATTAAGCCCATTATTATTAAATATCTCTGTTAAATCATTGCTTTGAAGGAGAACATTTTTATTATTATAGGGCTGATTAATAATTTCAACATCCTTTGTTTTGTTATGTATTCCCTGTATGCGTTTCATTTTGAAAGTGATAATAAGTAACTAAGTAACTAATATATTAATATCAGTTTTTTATTATATCATTTTATTATATAAATATTAATTGTTTATTTCTTTTAAATAGAATAAAATAGGCTTATATATAGTATAATGGATGATTTTATTATTCAAGGCACTGAACCAATTATTAAAGTTGATTCATTAGGTATCGGGATTAATACGATAGTGGATATTCAGCGATTAACATTGGCAGACAACGAATATTTAGTAGTAGGCGATGGGCAGGGAACAGCGAACTATAATAGCAATCAGTATGACACTAAATGGAATATGTATGTTAATCACGAAGGCGTCGCTATAAATACTTCTCGTAATGTTAACTCTAATTATCGTGATCCCAATGCATCCCTTTATATTAACAGAAATATTCAGTGCGATGGTATGATTAGTGCACACGGAATACAATTTAGCAATATATCTATTAGCGGCGAGATTGGCAGCAATACTATAACAGACCTCATAAAAAGCGTTAATGTATTTTCGCAATCGCAGCCTTTTAAAACGGGTATTGTAACATACTTTAATAATTTATATGATATCCAGTATCCTGTTAATAATATATATACGCCAAATTATCTAACATTAGGAGGCTTAGTAGATACAGCATATAACCAGCATCCTTTGAATATTAATTCAACCCCTAACAATGACTTTAATAATATCCATTTAGCACTTAGAAATGACACATATAATAGCACAAACCAGGAATTATCAAAACTTAGTATTGGTATTATTGGTGGGAGCAATATATCACCTGCTGTTATTGCGACAACCAAAGGAATGCCCTTAGAGTTTCATATTAATAAATCATCTACTGAGATTAATGCGCTATATAATAGAAATGCCGTCCCAACATATTTAAACGATACACAATACGCAGCGATGACAATTGATAATAATGGAAATGTATGCATCGGGAAAAATATGGCAGATTATATGACATATTACAAAAATGTATTAGATAACGGCATTAGTTCAAATGTAACAGTTAATAAACAGACGCGTTTAGATGTGCGTGGTACTGTAAAGTTTGACGATATCATTATATTTGATAATTTTGCCAATGATTATAAGCATATGGACTCCGTGTATATTCGCGCTGATGGAGTAGGAATTATTAGACCTTCGCAAATCAGTGCTGGGACATTTTTTGGACAGAGCTATACATTTAATAATATATCAGCAAATAATACAATAAATTCTAAATATATAACTGTATCAGATAGATTAGATGTCGCTGCTGCAAATATTGAGAATATTGTCATAAATAATAGCGCGACTTTCAGGGGGGACACAAACTTTCTCAATACGAATACATTATCAATGAATAGATTAAATGTCGCTAATGATTTATTTGTAGGCGGTATTCGCGTAAATCCTATAAATATCAGCGATGAAACATTAGGATATACGACAATAACCAGCAATACAGATAATGGCAATAAATACTTTTTCACTTATGTCCACAGCAATATCGCAAATCTTGATGCAAATCGCAATATAAGTTTCCCTAATAAATTGAGCGTCGGTCCAAATACAGGTGAGGGATTTACTGGCGTCGTTAATGTATTTAAAACTCGGAGCTCCAATAATAATTTTGAAGTCATTCTGCAGGAAAAGGTTAATGCCGACAAATTTATTGCTAACATCGGGCGGCTCTCTTACTTGGACTTTTATGATAATAGTTTGCTAATCAATACTAATAATATTGAAGGAAAAAAGCACAATATATATTTTTATCCTTCATATGATATTTCAAAATTACAAAACAATGTATTCCTCCCAAATCTTATCAATACGCCACCAATGCTTGCTATTACAAATAATGGTGTTGGCATAAATGTTAAGACGCCGCACCAAGATATACATTTAGATGTTAATGGTAATATATCAGCTACTGAGTATTATGTTTACAAGGATGATGTAATTACAAAGATGGCTGGGTTTGTTCATAATGATTACAAGAATTATTTTAATATATATACTGAAAATACCTATAAATACTGCATTAATTATGATAATATTTCGGCATATGCTTCAAAAATGCAAGGGTTTAATGTAAAGCAAGGCATTAATAGCGACAAGTATTATCAAAATGATAAGCTCATAGAAACTCTACAGGTTACAAATAAACTTGATGCCTTTTATACGAATAAGAAAATAGCACTTGGCTGGGGGGGTGAAGATGTTCATTTACCTTTGCAGATACGCAATACAAATATTGAAGATTATAATAACTCTGTAATAAGAATTTACAGAGGCGTGCGTGGTGGCGGCGTTCATAACAATGCAGATTACAGTGGGCTTGATATATGCGAATACGACAGAGACTTAGGCGAAGACAGAGATTTAGAAAGGTGGTTCATTTATAAAAATCATAAGTTTAATGATATTGATTCGCGTGATGTTAAGAGAATTGGTCCTCTACAAATTGGGTATACTGATAAAACAATTGAGCCAACATCATTTGGTATGTCAATGTATTATGATAACTTGAATTCAAATTACCATGTTGATTTTAATAATCCTAATGTATCATATGATTTTCTTAAAGAGGGCACAAATAGCGCCGTATCTATCTATGGAGATTTAGATGTATATGGTAATATTAATATCATAGATAGCGGAAGCAATAACTTCAACTATCGTCTTAAAAAATTAGAAGGTCTCGCGGAATTATCAAAATATATTGATGTTGTATCGGCTTCTAATGTTATTTATAAGAACATAATTGATCACGATGATATTGAATATTCGGGTAAGAATATAATTTTCAAGCCTATCAAGTCAATTATAGTGGATTCAATAGTAAATGACGCGATCCCTTTTGTAGTAAAGCAAAATAATGAAAATTTCTCGGCTGCCAAGTTTATTACATATTCAAGTAATATTTCGCGTTATTCATCATTAGAATTAGGTATTTATAACAACAATAATTTTACAACAGGATTTGATGATTATAACGAAAATATCAATAATATGGTTGAGTTTCGCGTGGCAAACAAAAATACAAGTAATACAAGCTTAACATTTAGCTACTACAAGAACGACAGCAACAATGATTTTTACAATCCTTTTGTGGAATTCAATAATAGTTTTTCAAAGACTTATATGCATTTAGGGCAATCCCATAGTGGATACAATAGTAATATAAGTTTGCATATTGATGACGATAATAAATGCGGGCTGCAAATAACTAACCTTGACAATCCTATAAAAATAAATTTGGTTAATATTGCAGGGGATCACAATAAATTCAAAGTAATATCATCAGGGGACTTTGACAATAATCATAAATTTACTATAGATGTCGCAATCACAGATCTTGAAATTAAAGAACCTCGGCCAAGCGACATTGTCAATATATTTACAATTGATCCCTACACAAATACTAATAATTTGCGCGACGGTGTTAGGTATGGCTTCAATGAGCCTAATCCCATACAGACAATGTCTATTAATAGCGAATATGACGAGCAGACGATGTTAATTAATGCGCGATATACAAGGGATTATATTTATACTATTGGTGCGATTAATAGCAGTAATTTAGTATTAACACAGCCGACAAATACTAATATTTGGAATAACACAGCGAAGATATATGATACAAAGTTTAATTATAATATTTCCAATGTTTTTGTACCATCTTATGATATTTATGGGAGCAAATTAGATAGTTATAATGCGGTCGTTTATAAAACTCTTAATACTGTTAAGCAGATATCATATTTATCTATACATTCCAATATAAATTTGACATTTAAATTTAATAATAGTAATGCAAATATTATTAATAGCAATTACATAGCGACATATGCTAACAATACCACTATAAATACAGCACCTAATTTTAGAGTTAATTTTAATAGCGATGATGTTAATGCAGAAAATGGCAAATATTTGTTTAATATGTCTGCGGTTTTAACAGAGCCTAATAATAGAATAATAAATCTTGATGAAATACAATATGTTAATAACGCAACATCTAATAACTTTGATATAACTTTGAATAATAACATTATAAGCCGTAATTACTATTTCTCGTGCATTTTTAACAATATTTATAATATTCCATCATATTTATCTGGGATAACCACTTCAAACACTTTGTTTACATCAAATTATTCATTTGTAAGAAATAGCACTGACAGTAGTAATATAGTATCGCTTACTAACGAAATATACAGCTATTTGCCGCAAGTTAGCACCAATTGGAATGTATCTAAGTTATTCATAAATAAAAATACGATTAAGTTAGACGACATCAACTCAATATCTAATTTATATATTAATGCGACAACTTCAAATGTAGTGCGTTATAATAATGATGCATATACTTACCAAGGCAAATTTGCTATATTCCGGACAAACTATTTAAATATTAACAGTTCCAATATTGTTCCGAATACGCTGTCAAATAGCAATTATATTATAAATTTTAGTTCAAATATCCTATATTATGATAATAATACCAGCTATAACAATATATCTAATATAATAAGCCTGAGGACTTCTAACGAATTCATAGATGAACGCTATAAAAGCGAGCTAATACACGTTAGCTCTAATGTGCAAATCAGCGATGTTTTTGATGATCTTACAAAATATGGCGTGGGTCTAAGTAATACTATTATTATTGATGAGTATTACCGAAAATATGTGGATAATTGTAATATCAATATACAGCTAACCAACTATAATAAATTCAACTTGAAGCCTCATATAATATTAGAAAACTCAGTAAGAGACGATTATATAGACAGGAGCAGCTGGATGAATGAAATCTATAGTTATGATGGGAACTTAAAGTTTAATTACAGTGATAATCAGTTTGAGCATCCGCAATTACTTATAGATAAGCTCGGTAATATCCAGTTTTACGGGAATGTTAGCACGAGTAATGATTTATTTATTAGCGGTAATATATTTGATATTAAAGGTAAAAATGTTATAGAAGACCTTGACAGAAAGATATCAAGTTTGGAAACAAATAATAGTAATTTAATATTATCAAGCATTGAGACTGTTAATATCAAAATAGATTACAATGATGTTAGTATAAGTAATTATGTATTCTCTACCAACAATAGCTTGATAGCTAAAGCAAACTTAAATGACAGAAATAGCAGCAACTATGTAGCAACTTCAAGTAATAATTTGATTAATAAAGTTAAGGAAAATGATATGAATAGTAGTAATTATGTATTATCAACGAGCAATAACTTGATTAATAAAGTTAAAGAAAACGATAATAATTCAAGTAATTATGTATTATCTACAAGCAATATCTTGGTAGCCAAAGCTAACTTCAATGATATGAATAGTAGTAATTATGTATTATCTACAAGCAATAATTTGATTAACAAAGTTAAAGAAAACGATAATAATTCAAGTAATTATGTATTGATCACGAGCAATATCTTGGTAGCGAAAGCGAATTTCAATGATATGAATAGCAGTAATTATGTATTATCAACGAGTAATCTTATTTCAAGGAGGATAAGCAATTTAACTACTGATATGATTACTGAGAGTAATGTTGCTATTAATAAATTTATTGTTAATAATGTTTATAATAATAATCTGCTTGTGCGCGGAGATTTGACGGTTAGCTCTAATTTAATAGTTCTGGGGGCGAGCACTACATTAGAAACTGAAGTATATACGACGGAACGGTTGGAAATAAATAATGCGAATAATACTACAGTTGCACTAAATATAAAGCAGAATGACACACTAAATGATATTGTACGAGCGTCTAATAGGAATAACAATGTATTTACTCTTGGTAATAATGGGGATGTCAAAATTACTGGGACATATTTTAAAAATAACAGAGATGTCATATTAGATACGAGCAATTATGTATTATCGGCAAGCAATATAAACTCTAAAAAAATAGATGATAATGTGAGTAATATCAATAATATAATGCGTATTAATGATGCGAATAATAGCAATTATGTGCTATTATCAAGTAATAGATTGGCTTTCACAATAAATAATATTAGGAATGCTTGGTTTTTTGGGGAAAGCAGTGTGTATACTCTTAATAATGTATCAATAGGAACTACATGCAATATAGATAGGCTAACAGTTGATGGTGGTATTATTGCTTCTGGTGGAGTAATAAGTTCATTCTCAGACAATAGATTAAAAAATCATACATCAAACATAGCTAACCCAATAGATTTGATTAATAAATTAAACGGGTTTCATTATATCCCGAATGAATTAGCGATACGATATGGATTTACGAAAACTCCTGACATTGGCCTAAGTGCTCAAGAAGTGCAAAGTATTCTACCTGAAATAGTTAAAATAGCACCGTTTGATATGATACGCGATGACTATAATAATATTGTGTCTAAAAGCGGAGATAATTACTTAACAATCTGCTATGAAAAACTTGCGCCATTATTTGTAGAATCTATAAAAGCCCTTAAAAAAGAAATAAATGAATTGAGACTTGAAGTGGCGGAGCTTCGTGATGCTAAGAAGGGTTAAGTTATGATTAATTCTGCTGATGCTAATGTAGCATCATTAGCTTTTAATTTATCAAAAGCAGTTTGGAAAGCACCATCAGCATATGCAAAATTATATACAATATCTTTGACTTTTTTTGTTGTATTTACAGAATGAATGCCTTTGATAAGTGCTTCTGCTACATCAGCTGGGGTTTTAAGATGATGTCTAAATACATCTCCTCCAGAAATTAGACATATGCGCGCATAATCAATATTTTGTTTGTCTGTGATATTATTGTAATTAAAAATTGCATTAGCAATATTCTTACCAACTATTTCTACCGCATTTATAAATTCTGCTGCATCTTTATCTGAACCTCTTGGTCCTACACAGTATATCATTGCTTTATTTACTTCGTAATTTAAAGGAGGATATTTCAAAATATCTATAAAAACATCTCCTGGATATATTTCATTGTATTTAAATAATGTAAGTTGTTGCTCTGAAATATACAGATATGACTCTGCATAGTAAGGATTATCATCAAACTCTTTTTTATCCACTAATCCACCTCCTTTAAATGTATGGAATGTGCCAGAATATTTTTTTATATTAGCATCATATTTTGTATTCACTTTTTTCAAATAATGTTCTCTATCGTTTTCTGCATCTGTTTTATTTGCTTCTTTTTCTATTTCAAAAATTTTCATATAAAAAGATAGATGCATTCTTACAGAAAAATCTGATAAGATGACAACACTGTTTAGTTTCTTTAATACATCATTATTACTTAAAAATTGTTCAAAAGCTTTGTTTATAAATCCTCCACCGACATATAAGCCCTCGTCTCCTGCATTGAGCGAAGCCATAAATTTTGCTGACATTTTATTTGCATATAAATAAGGCTTGGCGCTACTATTGTAAATAGGTGTAATATTTAAACCATTATTAAGCACGGTATCATTTACACTTTCAAAACTATATTTAAAAGGTTTTCTTGTAGCTAATGCAACATGTTGTTCTGCTAATGATGCTTCTATTGCTGCTGCTGTTTCTGCGTTGTATCTTCTTTCATTTTCTGCGTTGTTTTCATCAACTTTTTGTTTTTTTGCATTTTTTGCGGCAGTTAATACTTTAATTGCTTCTTTTTTTTGTTCTTCTGTGAGAACTGTAGTATCATCTCTTTTATAATAAATCATAACACTGCCAAAATTTGGTAATTTATCTACAGATATTATTTCACCATTTTTGCCAAGCACTGGATTTTTATTATCGTGTAATATCTTTTTCGTGTCGTTTGAATCTTGTTTGGGATTAATAGTTTCGTTTTTATCATCCTTTGCATCGTGATCATCTAATAAAACCCATACATTTTTTTCACTATTTAATAATTTATAATATACAAAATGTATATTAGATATATAATGAATGAAACCTTTCAATTTATATGCATTATTAAAAAGCAAACTATGAGGCAAAGTAATAGGTTTTTTAGACGATTCACTTCCACTAGCTTCTTTATTTTGTTGTTCGCGATTTATTTGTATATATAAATTTTCATATGATTCATTTTCATATAAACGAATAATTTCTTCATAATTAATTTCATCTTTTATTAAATTATTCAAATCTATTATATCCATATTTCTGTCATTAAATGTTAAAGGTGTCAAAATGTAATTTTGTTTTATATGTTTATTTAATATTTCCAGGATATGTGTATATAATGCAGGAGCGTCACCAAAGCCATAATTGAACTCATTTTTTTTTGTTATTATTAAATATTCCCGTAATGGGAAAATATAATCATTATAACTTGGTTTTTTGGGTTCTCCTATAGAATGTCTGTTTTCTCTATGATATTTTATTATTTTATTTAATAAATATAATAAATATTCATTACTCTCTTTGACACCATTAAATGGTTCGTTTAATTTTTTTTCTTTTGCGACCTCTATAATTTTGTCACACAACTCATCATTATCTATTAACATTTGCAATGCTGAATTTACATAACACGAATTATTATTGTATTCAAAATTAAAAACTTTTTCATCTACTGGTGCTGCTCCCGGTGCTACTGGTGCTGCTCCTGGTGCTACTGGTGCTGCTCCTGGTGCTACTGGTGCTCCGGCTGCTGCATCATTTTCTTTTTTCTTTGCATCTTCCGCTTCTTTTGCTTCTGCAGCCTCATCTTCATCTTTCTTCTTTTCTTCTGCTTCATCTTTCTTCTTCTTTGCTTCTGCCGCTGCTTCTTCTGCTTTCTTCTTTGCATCTTCCGCTTCTTTTTCTTTCTTTTTTGCTTCCTCTTCCGCAGCAGTTGCAGCTGCCTTATCAGCATCATCTGCTTTCTTTTTTGCATCACTCGCTTCTAAGGCTGCATCATGCGCTGCAACAGCAGCATCCAATGCTTTTTTAGTTAATATTAATTTTTCTTCCTCGTCTGCGCCTTCTTTTAAATTTAAATTAGCAGCATCTGCGTCTTTCTTTAATCTGTCTGCTTCTTTCTTTGCTTCTGCTGCTTCTTTCTTTAATCTTTCTGCTGTTTCTTCTAATCTTTTAACTTCTCCTGAGCCTTCACCTTCATCTTCCCTATCTTTACTACTATCACCTTTATTGCCTTTACCTTTAACTTTAACTTCGTTATCACCTTCACCATTTCCATCTTCACCTTTTCCACCTTCGCCATCAACATCACCTTCGTCAACACCTTTTCCATCTCCCCCTGTTTTGATAAAGCTATCATATATTATTTTAAACTCTTTTTTTTGTTCTTTTAAAGCTACAATTATATCTTTCATTTCTCTTTCTTTAGCTTCAATAGTATCCTCATTAAATTTTTTTATTAAATTTTTATATAATTTAAAAAAATTTTTTTTATTTTTTTCTAATTCTTCCTCACCAACCTCACTCTCATCGCTATTAATAATTTGCAAATTTTTAAATATCTTCTTAAACAAAACATAAAAACCTGACTTAAATATCATACTGTTATTTGTAATAGGATAAATATCAAACTGAATATCATCTCCTTTTATACTATTTATACTGTCTTCAGTTATTGTTTCTATTTTACCAAGTTCTCTTTCTATGTCTTCTAAATTAATTCTAATAGTTTTATATTGACTTTTAAAATTATCTTTAATAAGTTTATCATCATTTTCATCTGGTTGCTGGTTATCAAATTCAGGTAACATGCTTTTTAATTTTTGTAATTCTTCTAATAAGCAATTCCATTTATCTTGAATTTTTTTAAAATTATTATCAATGTACTCCTTCATTTTTTTATATTCAAGACTATCCCTTATATCCTCGCTTAAGAGATCTGTATCACTTATTTTATTCTTACCATCTTCATAATAGTTATAGGTTTCAATAATATTTATAAAAAGATTATGTATTCTTGTAATATCAAAATTATTACACAAATATATTATTTCATTGCTTGCATCAAATATGGCAGTTAACTCGTCTATATATTTTTTATAATTTCCAACTCCAAACATTTTTAAATACTTATTATTATATTAATATATATATATAAAATTATATAAAACTTAATGGTCTATAAGTAAATATAATGAGTTCTTCAAAAAATGTATCTGGTAAAAAAATTAGGGAGTGTCTCCAATTAGCATTCAATGACGACACGGAATATACGCTTGACGACACTAAGAAAATTGCAGTATCTGCTTTCAAAGATTCGTTGAAGGCAGGGCAAAGTAAAAAACGCGCTGTAAAAGTAGATAGCGATGGTGTGGTTATTAAGAAACAACCGAGTAAGTATAATCTGTTCATCAAAGATGAGATGACTCGTTTAATTACTGAGTTCCCTGACAAAGAGAGGAAGGATTTGATGAAACAAGCTGCAATAAATTGGAACGAGAGCAAGGCGGCTGCTTCTGGCACTGGCGAAGAAGCTACTGCTTAATATAAGCTTTCAAATTTTTTTATTTTTACATATAGTAATAATATATTAGTATATATTAGTAGAATGTTAAAGATTAATGCAAAAACTCAAAATCCTAAACCAAATAGGTTATATAGTAAATACAACCAAATAACTTTGAAATATTGTATTAACTTACTTGAATTTTTATATAAAGATAAATCAGATTTTTGGATTAATCCAATAACAAATAAAGAAATCAATAGGTCAAGTGATATTATTATTAGCTATCTATCAAAAAGCTATTATAAATGGGGTGATAAATTAATGACTATTAATTCTATAAATTTATCATTGAAGGATCATGTTTTAAACTTTATAGATGTTAAATATTTATTTGATATACCCACAATGAAGAAAAACAATCTATTACCGCAATCGCCGCAATCACCACAAGGTTCTCCTCAAGCAGCTCAAGCAGCGCAAGCAGCGCAAGCGGCTACTCTAAAACCTAAAAGCATTACGCCTCCTGGAATTACGCCACCAGGAAGCAAATCACCGCGTTCTCCTCAAGCAGCAAGAGGACCACGAATAACACCAACTTTACCAACTTTACCAGCATTTATTCCCGTATCCCCATCCAAAGCTGCCTATGCAGGGTCTCGGCAGGGGTATGTATTCAAGATGGGAGCTCAAGGACTGGGATACTATTTGGATATAGGTATAGGATCAGGCAAATCACCAAGATCACTGCATGCTGCATACGCAGCTCAAACAGCGCAAGCAGCTCAAGCAGCTCTATTAGCACCAAAACCTCTTTCGTTTAAACCAAAATCCGCAAAGGATATGAATAAGAATTCTGATTTAATATCACAGATGGATTGTGTTTTTTTAGTAGAGGAGATTGAACAGAAAATACTCAATAAAACGCCAGCACAATTGAAAAATGTTAAGGTTACGAACCCAATAACAAATAAAGAGATAGGTCTTGACAGTATTATACTTCAAAGTTATTTATCAAAATGCTATTATACTAATTATAGTCCACAACTGAAAAAGATGATTGAGAAATTAGTAAATATTAATGAGTTAATTGATTTGGAAAAGCAAAGGTTATTGGACGAAAAAAAGGAAGAGGAAAAAAGGAATAGAGATTCTATTATAATGAAGCAGATTGACACATATATAGAGGAGTTTAATAATTGCTGCGACGAATTAGTAGCAAATTGCGATGCAAATGGCGTATTAAACGAGCATAAATATATAGCAAATATTGTTAATGCTATAATGGTTATAATATATACTACTTTTATGCATTTAGATCATATATTAACAGATGTAAATATAAAGCGGGACAGTTGTTTAAGAATATTTATGTATGACGACGAGCTGCTAAGATATTATACTGCTAAACAACTTGATACGGAGAAAGAGTTTCTAAAGGCATATGAAAATTATTATATAATATATCAGCATAATAGTTTATTATATATACCACCAAGATTTCACGAATTAGTAGCTGCTAATATGGAGAGTAGATATTTAAATACTTTGTTAAATCGTCAATATGTATTTAGTTTAGATGAATATGATAACACGCATCCTGTAATAAATTACAATGCAAAAGTATTATATAATGTGGTAAATGAAATTAAAATTGCAAATGTTTTTCAAAATTCCAAATATAATGGGGATCTTCAAACTACTCTTGCATTTCCTAAATTACTGTTTACTACTATAAATCCTACTGTATTGTTGGATTACAATATGACAAATGGTGTGTTGCCTAAATATATATTCTGTAATAAGACTGATATGTCTAAGTATTTTGCAGATTTTATAGATATTATTAACAAACGGCTACAAACATTACCTACCATTACCAAAATTAAAAGAGAGAAAGCTCCTGATGTAGCAAAGTATAACCCTAATGAAATAATAAAGAATATGGAATTGAAGTCATTTGGCGACAGCATCCCAGAATACGGAGGCAAAGATATGATAAGGAAAAATATCTTAACTTCTCTAAATTCACAAGATCCAGATTATATTAAATTTAACTTTAATAAATTCAAAGAGGTCGCATATTATAACCAGGAATATACGGGATCTTATCCAATATTTACTTGGATACCAATAAATAAAAATTTCAATGATGACGTAAATTTTAGGGTCGCTCCGTTTTTTTGGCAACCATTTGAAATAGATAAAAACAAGTTAAAAAAGATTGATGCTTATTACAAAAATAATGGTATTTCGCCTTTTAGTAGATGGCTAAACGAGACTATATTCAAAGTTATTACGGATGAATATACTTCAGTAAAATCCCTAACATATGCTGATAGAATACGATCTATGCAAGAGAGGGTCGTTGAAACAATTGGCAATTACAAGGATTTGAATAGGAAACCCAATTATAAACTTAATAAAATATATTTATACCACGGAACACGAAAAAGATTAGAAACTATAGTTGGTAAAGATAATGATGTAGAAGTCTTAGGCTTCTTATCTACAAGTTTTAATGTACAAATTGCATCACGTTATTGTGGTTTGAATTCTCATAACTCAGGAATTATTTATATAATTGAAGTAGATGATACCAAGACATATATTAACTTAAACGATCAGTTGCAACAAATCCTCATATTGCCTTTTTCAAGAATAAAAATTATAATGGAGTTTAATGTAGGAGAAGTTCTTGTAATTCTATGCAAATTAATTAAGACACCTTCAAACGAACAGAATAACAAACTATATAACAAGATATTAGATATAGCACAGCCTGCTGTTCCTGTTAATAAATATGTAAGTTATACAATAAAAACGAATGATAATATTATGCCCGAATGTGCTTATATATTAGGCGAACATTGGGAAAAGGATAAGATAAGTGGGAGCAACAAATTGGGATCATATTTAATAGAAAGATATAAATTAAACAATAAGAGATTAAATAATAAGGCTATGCCTAAGAAAGTATTAGACGAAAGCTTTTTATATTTCAGTCTTGGCAAAGAATATGAATTATATGTAGAAAGAGGTATTCCTCTTATTTCTGGCAGTTATGAAGATATTAAATATAGCATACATCAGCATTTTATAAAGGATTGCTATAAGGCTTTTGGAATACCTTGCTTAGACTATGTATTTTTTCACGCAACGCAACTTCCTAAAGATAAGGTATCAGCAACACAACCCTTTATTAAAAATGATATCTCTACAGGAATATTAGAAAAAGACTATAGAGAAAATCGTATTCCGGAGTTAAGGTATAATATTAATAATTTCTTTATTGATTGTATATTTAAATTTGATAGCATTAAAATTGAAAACAAAATGGTAAATATACCAAATATTCATCCGTATCATCTTACCGATCCAAGAAACACTAATAAATATGCTGATAAGATAGAGGGATTTAGGGATGCAGGCTTATATATGGATGGTATTTTAGATCCAATAATCTTTAATCAGCAATTATTTAATACGCAATTATTGATTGGTGAGCATATACAATATATACGTAAATGGAATCCTTTATTTGCTAAATATAAGGAAGCGAGCAACGAAGAATTGAAAAGCCATTTTGCTTGGTGTCATGTGCAAATAGATAGATTAACAGATATTATTATAAATGTTAAAGAGCATTACTTAAAGTTCATCAATGAAACATTAAAGGGCAATATAGGAAGAGGAAATCGTCCTCAGAAGGAAACTTTTGATCAAGATGCAAAGGAAACAAAGGAATTAAATGATATGATAAATGACCTTGTAAAAACCTTGCTAAGACGAGCTTTATTTTACAATAAATGTACAAGTAAAACAGATATTAAGCCTTTCATAAGGATGATTAAAACATTGCTTGATGAATGTAATAATAATAATTTAAATATATTATATCAAAACGCAGTAGTTGATGATTTAATATTAAAAAGTGATGCAATGAGTGGAGGTATTCATAGTATGTCTCAGATAAAAAAGCTTACTATGACTTCTATGGCTGAAAACGCAGTGGTGGATGTAGCGACTGCTTCTGCTGCTGCAAGTAAAAAAGATATATCTTATAAAGACACTAAAGAAATAGATCATATGAAAATATACGAGGCTTTTAAAAATGTTCCCATTAGAGAATCTAAAGATATGCAAAAATTCTCTGAGTTGCCAAAAGCATTCCGTGAATATTACAAGGGTGGTGCTAATAAGGATGGGTATATAGACATAAGTAATCACTGCTATTGTAGGTCAGTATAAAAAATATAATTGATATGATTGCATTATTTTTTCTTAAGATAATTAAATATATCTTCAAATGTAGGCATATATACTGCGCATCCTAAGCAATACATTAAGTATTTTCTATTTATTTATTTTATAATTTTTTCATAATATTGGGCAAACTATATGTCTTAGTTTTTAGACTTGCGCTTAGTATTCTTCAAGCTATCAAGATACTGTTGTCTTTCAAATCTTTTATAGCTTTCGTGTTCTTTGCGAACAGGAGGGAGTCTGTATGGATTAACATAGTCTTCTTGTTTTTTATAGAAACATGACATAATAAGCGCCATAATATGCGCTGTGATGACTACAAGGGCAATAGCGAATAGGAACACATCAACCATTGTAATTGTTGGGATTTGCTTTAGCTGCTTTAGGTTTGTAAGCGACTTCTCTATGTGTTCTTGTAATAATTTAAACAATTACCAATCAAATTTTATTATAATTGCAATAAAACATAACAAATACATTCTTATAATATAAAAAAAACTGATATATATTACATCTTCAAGGGTGTAAAATATTATAATGGATAATATTAGAATGGATAATAGATACAATGATGCTCTTACAAAGATGGTTGTTGATGAAACCAATTTAGAAAAATGGAAAAAAAAGCTTAGTATCGTAAGTAATATTCCAACAGGGTTTTTATTAAATATGGACATAAATCCTAATACAGCAGGTAATGCTGATAATAAAAGAAAGCTATATTTTGAAAGAGTGAAGACATTTATTGAGAATAAGTCTGGGCATTTATTAAATAAGCTTATATCTGTTAATAAATCGCATAGAATGCTTCAAGAAAAGAAGACAGAATACAATGATATTATGAGGCGTTATAATAAAAGTATTAAAGAATACAATGATAAATATGATACGAAAGTAATAGTTAGATTAGTATTAAATAATAAAAAAGAGAAGCTGATGGCTTACCTACAATATTTTAATTATAAAAAGCAAACAAGGGATACTTATGACCCAAAAATTATCATTGACGAAGTCCAAGATTATATTCTAAAACATCAAATGTTTGGACTATATGTAGGTGATTTAATGATGGGATTTTTAATTATAAAGAAGTCGCGAAAGTTTGATATTGATTACGAAGAAGAGAAAGTGGAAACATTCTATATCCAAGAAGTATTTATAGATAAAAATATGCGCGGAAGAAAATTAGGGAAAATATTAATAGATTACGCATTATTATTATGTCCTGTGAATAAGCAATATGTATCCCTTATGACTTACGAAGGAAACAAAATGGTAAACATAGCAACATCTATGGGATTCGTATTACAAAAGAAGGCATCTGTATGTCCTGTAAATAAGCTGCTATTTATACGCAAAATGACAGAAAGCGATTTCATTAAAACTACCAATAGAATGACAGCAACAGAGTGATATACTATATAATACTATATAATACTATATAATACTATATAATATTGAAAAATTGATTTAAATAGAATTATATATTCTAATATAGCAAAATATCAACAATAGATATGGATATTGAAATTACAAAAGAAACGCACAAAGTTCGCAAAGAAGGGCTTGATAAATTCTATACATTACCTGAATGTTCTAAGAAATGCATAGATAAAACTTGTGAACTATATGATATAGAGAGATGGGATTTAATTGTTGAACCGAGTGCAGGAAATGGCAGTTTCTTTAATCAAATACAAAGTGATAAAAAAATAGGAATTGATTTATTACCTGAGGATGAAAATATAATTAAGCAAGATTTCTTTGATTATTATCCGCCTCCAAATAAAGAGGATATCTTAGTTATAGGTAATCCACCATTTGGCAGGGTCAGTTCTTTGGCAATTAAATTTTTCAATCATTCTGCTAAATGGGCAAGTGTTATTGCTTTTATAATACCACGAACTTTTAGAAAAATAAGTGTTCAAAATCGGCTTGACGATAGGTTTCATTTGGTGTATGACGAAGAGATACCGAATAAGCCTTGTTGTTTTACTCCTGAAATGAGTGTCAAATGCTGCTTTCAAATATGGGAAAAAAAAGAGAATAAAAGAGATCTCATAGAATTACCTAAAACACACAATGATTGGCAGTTTCTAAAATTAGGTAAAAGAGATAGCACAGGACAACCTACACCTCCTTTAAATGCTGATTTTGCATTGAGGGCATATGGAGGTAAAATTGGCGATATAAAAACAGAAGGATTAAATGAACTAAGACCTAAAAGCTGGCATTGGTTTAAATCAATCATTGATAAAAAATTATTAATTGACAGGCTTATGCAGTTAGACTATTCAAATAGCGTAAATACTGCAAGGCAAAACTCTATGGGTCGCTCTGAATTAGTAGCGTTATATACAGAGTATATAGATAGTAGTGTGTAGTATATGATATGATAATGTATTTAATATATCAAATTTCTTGAACCCTATAATTTAATAGATCAGTCCAGCATTTATCTCCATACTTTGGGCGAATAGCGTATTCTTTGTCATTTTCTTGGTTATCTAAATCATCTTCGGTTATTTTCCCTAACTTTTGAACTGTTCCGTGTGCATATCCACCATATTTATATATTAAATCTTTCAATTCTTTTTTATTTAGTTTGAATATATATAGTTCTCCTTCATTTTCTACATTATCAATGCAAATATAATATGCTGTAAATATATACACGCAATCGTGGTTCATCCGCAATTGAACATAATTAAACTTGTTATTTTCCTTGCCTCCATTAGATATTTTTATTTCAAAATTTATTTGATTATGCTGCAAATCACCTTTGCATAATGAGGCGTTATTCTTTTCCATACCATATTTATTTTTTATATAAAGCTCAATTAGCGGCCCAGATACTTGTCCAGATAATTGGTTGATCTTGCAGTATATGTGAGCGCGTTTTATGTCGGGTTCTTTCATTATTTCAACTTTGTGATTACATTTAGAAATTCCTAATATATTTTTAAGTTTCTCTTTGATGTCTTCCATTGTGCTTCTGCTATATATTTTAGATAGCGCAAGTAAATTTTAGATAGTTTTTGGCTATAATAGAACAAATAAATCCTTAAGTAGTCACTTGAATTACCGCCATTCTTTCTAAAAATGTTCCATAAGCATTCATTGTTATTAGGGAAGGATCAATTGTTATTGCTTCAAAGCGAATATTTGAAATTTTTACATCGCGTCCTGGGTATGTCGTATCTAATTTCAGCAACATATTTTTTAAGCAATTATCACGGGCAGTATCAAATAATGTGTTATTAAATCCAGAAAGCCCTACTAAATTAAACACATCTGTTACTGTTCCGCGAACTATATTGATTGCAACGGATTCGCTTGTATGTACGATACCCATTTCAATATACGAGGGATCTTTATTTTCTTGTGTAGAAAGCTTTGCATTTGAAAATATAAATGCATTATCTGCAGTATTACCGCCTTTATTTTTACTACGCCCGCTTCTGCTGATGCCATTGCTGACACTTCCTTTTCCCCTACCTCTTCCACGCCCGCCCCTACCACCTACTGTATCATTTACAGTAGGCATACTTACTTATTATAATATAATAAAAATTAAAAACTATTTATTATTATAGAATTACTATGAATATATATTTAAAATATTTTATAATAAGTATTGTAATTATATTTTTAGATATTGCATGGATATCTTTGAATTTGACTAAATATTATAAGGAGATTTTTAAAGTTCAAAAAGCTGCTTTAAATTTACGATATGAGCACGCTATAATTGCCTATATAATAATATTATTTTCAATATTATATATTGCTATACCTTTCACATTGCAAAGTATAAAAATAAATAATGGAAGCAAAGATATTAGCATAGAAAATAAGCTACTATATTCTTTAATGTATGGAGGAGCTTTAGGATTTTCTGTTTTCGGGATATATAACTTCACATCTCTTGCAATTTACAAGGATTTAGATGCAACAATTGCTATTACTGATACAATATGGGGTACAACATTATATACATTATCAACATTTATATATTTATTATTACCTTAAATATTTTAGAATAAATATGCTCTAATATCCTTTGAATATGTAAAAAAAATGACTGAGCAAACTGAAAAAATATAACAGAGACAACTACAAAGAAGAAGACAACACTAATCTCAAGCAACCAACCAGCTAATCGCAATCAGCTCACCAGCTTACCAGTTCACCAGCTCACCAGCTTAATAGCACAAACTACAAGATGTCTGCTTCCACTCCTACTATGGCAATCCTTATCAAGGAAGCAATGATAAATATGTCGGATCTTCTTAATTCAAAGAAGGAGATTGATGAGTATTTCAAGATTGCCATAAAGGATATTGCCATAAAGAAAAAAGAGGAAGAAAAGGCGACAAAACCTGAGAAAGTGAAGAAACCCAAAAAAGACAAAGCTATTGATAGTAATGAGGATGAGCCTAAAGCAAAACCCGAGAAGTTGAAGAAACCCAAAAAAGACAAGGCTATTGATAGTAATGAGGATGAACCTAAAGCAAAACCCGAGAAAGTGAAGAAACCCAAAAAAGACAAAGCTATTGATAGTAATGAGGATGAGCCTAAAGCAAAACCCGAGAAAGTGAAGAAACCCAAAAAAGACAAGGCGATTGATAGTAATGAGGATGAGCCTAAAGCAAAACCCGAGAAGGTGAAGAAACCCAAAAAAGACAAGGCGATTGATAGTAATGAGGATTAAGATACAAGACCAATTTCCTTGGACTAAATCCTCAATAAACCAAAAAAAGATTTATGAACTCTATGTGTAAAAACTATTATATATGATATATAATGTATATTTTTTATATTTTATTTATTTGAATATGAAATCAATCTAATGATGCTGGCGCAGGGATTGGTAATACAATTTGTTTTTCAATAACATTACAATTCTTTGCAAAGTGTCCAGCAATACCACATGTAAAGCATCTATTATTTATGCTATTACTTATTTTTACAAGTTGTTTTTTTGTTTCATCATCTAATATTGGAGATGTATAAGAGCCGCCTCTAACATTATCTATGCCATACATATCCATATATTTGTAAGTATATTTGTCTTCATCATAATTATTGCAATTTGGAATAAGTTCTAATATTTTTATTGGTTTGTATAGTTTTGTCCATTCAGCCCCATTATTTGTAAAGTGTGATTCAATTCTATAATGTGGATTTACTGTCTTACCAATATAATATTTATCATTTTGCAATTGTATAATATAAATGAAAAGCATACCTTTATTTATAATTACTTATAGTAAGTATCTTGGTCATTTTTTATATATTATTTATTTTATTATTTTATCTACGACTCTTCCTTATAGTTTTACTTACAGATTTACCTGCACTTCTAAAGAATATGTAATATAGGAAGTAAAAGAATGCTATTACAAAAATTAATATAAATAACATATATACTACCATCCCAGTGATACCTGCGGTTCTGCTAACTTGACAATAAAGCGAATCGTCTGATATAGGACACTTCTCTACATTATTTGACCCAGAGTTGCTCATTAAAGCGGCTGATCCACCAGATACTAATGCACCAGTTGCTGCACCAGCGATTGCTCCAGTTGCTACATTTGATCCGCTGTTATTGTTATTTTCAGGAGGGGTATCCTGTGTTTTTGTCTTACCTCCTACTTTAAAATTTTCAAAAAATAATTCTCCTGCATTAACACTACTACCACTACTCATATTAAATTATTCTATATTCTATTATATAGAAACATAAATTATTTACTACTTCTGGAAGAGCGAGATTGCATCATAAGATTGAAAAACAAAAATGTAAATGAATACAAAGCAATAAATACTATAAAAATAGGGAAATACGGCGATAAGGGGTTTTTATTTTTTTTGGATGATCCACGACCACCACCTCCACCGCCACCTCCCCCACCTCCCTTAAATGCTTCCATATATTCTAAAACAGCATCCATTACAAACAAAAATATCTCTCTATATCTCTATAATATATTTCTACTAATATAGTAGAATTAATATATATATGAGTATGTTAGAAACATTTATTATTGTTTTTACAATAATACTATCTACTATAATAATATTATGGCATATTCATTATATGCACGAGCATAATCACGTTTCAAGTGCACCCCTTCTAAATATAAATTACAGCAAGCAAAAAAGTGCAGGTTCTTGTTCAGCTTCTTGTGATTCAATAGATCCTGTAAGCGACCCGCGATATAATATGCAACAAATAATTAAGCAATCTATATTATTAGAGGAGCATCTTACAAACAAAAATAAAAGATGCCGCGATTGCATCACAAAGCATTTTCTTCATATTATAGGGCTCGCTGAGGAAGCGCAAATGTTAGCAACGAATAAAATAGACAAGTATCCGCTAATAAACGAATCAGTGTTATTATATAATGAGCTCTTTAAAATTTGGATAAAAAATAAGAATTTAAATGGAAAAGACGATGCATATATATTGTATTGCACTGATAAATTGAGAGATCATCGTAAACAGTTAATTGTAATATATTTTTTTAATGAAAAATATAATATAGTTGCCAAGGATGCACCCAAAGAACATTCTATGTGATATAAGGGATATTATTAGAAACGATGGCTAAATCAACAATCTCTTTAATATCTAAATATGTGTTTTTATGTGCTTCGTAATGTTCGGGATGTATTTCAGATACCAAATCTATATTAGGATACGCAAATGGAAATGTGGTAGCGTATGAATTTATTGACGAATATAATGCGACATCTGCGACTACCTGGTATTCACACGAAGTGAAATCATATTTATTATTTTTAAAATATTTATTTACTAACTTTTTAGCGCCTACTCGCGATATGATATACATACCTGTAGAAGGTAATAGATATTGCCATTTAATAAAATGTATATTATGAGAAATAGAGAGATTATAAAGAGATTTTACTGTCGGGCCATATAAAATTAGCAACTGGACTAATTCAGCATCTTTTGGCAATTCACTGAGCATTTTGTTATAATTAATTTCAAAAGGTATTATAATATCATCTTCCATAACAACAAACCAATCATTTGCAGTATTGTTCAACCCCTCTATAATTGCTTTGATATGGCTTGATATACACGCATATTCATATTCGCACCTAACGCACCCTGGATGTTTGCAAGTTAATGGGCGCTTATCCTCTAAAACTTCATCAAAATCGCGTGGCGTTATTGCAGATATCCTTTCATTATCCAGCTTATTATTTTTAAACTGCTCTTCCATAAAGGAACGGCGGTCAATAGAATTATCAATATTAATCCAATAATGTTTCATTGCGATATATATTAATATAACTAAGGATATTCTTAAATATTGCTTATTGCTTTATAATTTTGATGTGTGATACATAATATATTATTTTTGTTATTATTAATTAAATGAAACTAGAACTTAAAAAGTTTGACCCTGGGAGAATCAAGAGTGATTCTGTTGTAGTTTTTATTGGCAAGCGTAATACGGGCAAAAGTTATTGTATGAAAGATATTCTAAGCTATAACAAGGATATACCTGTTGGCGTTGTAGTATCACAAACAGAACGCGCAAACGGATATTTTGAAAAGTTTATTCCCAAGATGTTAATATACGACGAATTAGAGGAGAAGTTGATTAGCAAATTTTTGACACGACAAATAAATATAACAAATGAGCGAAAAAGAGATATGGCTAAGCACGGGAATTCTTCTATAGATCCGCGCGCCTTCTTGATATTAGATGATTGTATGTATAATAAATCAGCGATGACTGACAAAAATATCAGGTGTATTTTTATGAATGGTCGGCATTACAAGATATTCCTTTTAATTACTATGCAGCACGGGCTTGGATTGCCCCCAGACTTGCGTTCAAATATTGACTATGTTTTTATATTTCGTAATAATATTGTAAAAGAAAGAGAGAAAATATACAATCATTATGCAGGTATGTTCCCAACATTTGATGTATTTAACCAAGTAATGAATCAATGCACTGAAAACTTTGAGTGTCTTGTTATAGATAACAAGGTTCAGTCTAATAATATATCTGATATAGTATTCTGGTACAAAGCACAAGATGTTAATTACAAGATGTGCTCACAAGACCTATGGGAAATGCAATCTTTACAAGACCAGCGCGACTTAATGGGGATGACAAACGAAGAAGGAGAAGACATTGAGGATTATGATCCAGGTGTATTTGTTAAAAAAAAGAACTCTAAACTTATAAAGGTTAAGAAGCACGCATCATATTAATAATTAATAATATTTATTAATAATTATTTAGAATCAGCAATAGTCATACATTTATCAAATAACTCTAAGCATTTATCGTCGCAATAAAATCCGCAGATATTGCATTTTTTAATTGGCATATTGCATTTCATACAGATAAACATTGTTTGAGTATAGATAATATTATCAGCAGAATAGCAGAGGAAACAATATGAACTCTTCTTTAACATTTAGGTAATAGATTAAAGATATCTAATATCTTTAGTCATTTTTTATCAAATAAAATAATATATATTATGATATATTAGAGTAATAAAATGGATGATTTGCAATACATTAGTTCTATAAAAACAAAATCAAGAAAAAAATACTATGATGAAAATGCACTAAAAGCATACAAATATAATATAAAGTCATATAATAAGGGTTTTTCATATGATTATGGGATAATTAATGAATTTTTACAAGTAAATAATGTTAATAATAATGGTATAAATTTAATAAATACAAAAATGACAAAAGTAAATAGGGAAAGAGCAAAGAATATTATTGAAATTGTTAATGGCATTGATAAAAGGATGGCTCTATATAATTCAACAAAAACACTTTATAAGGGTATCACACATATTAGCAAAATAACTTTGGATAGTAATACACCTATTATATATAAATCCTATAATTCAACAACAACAGATTACAAAACAGCATTAAATTTTACTAATCCTGAGTATAATGAATATAGAGTTATACTTATATTAACAATTGATCCAATAATTAAAGTTTATGACTATAAGGATAAAAATGATGAATCTGAAATACTACTTGAAAGAAATACTATAATATCTAATTTTGTTTTAAATTCCTATGATAGTAAGAATGGGGTTTATATATATGATGCAATAGTTTCTAAATATAATCCTGAACCATTATTCATACCTAAAAAAGCATCTCCTGATTATTTAGGTATAAAAATAAAAAGGAATAGATCACCAAAAGAGATGAAAATATTTGATATTAAAAAAACATTTAGATCATTAAGATAAGCATATAATATAAATAGCTTGAAAATTAAAAAAAACTTGGTTTTTTATTTTTTACTGGTTCATTAATGTTTATCTTCTTTATTTGACTTATATCTGTAAAATTACTTATTGCACTTTCTACACTTGATACACTGGATATGCTTATGGCGTCTTCTTCATCAATTTCTTTGTGCTGGTCATCTTTGTCATTCTTATTAGTCTTTTTAAAACCCATTTTATTTTGCGACAATAAATTATATTCATTTTTAATATTGTTCCATTGATTGCGAACAATATTTTTTTCTTTTTCCTCAAAATTCCTAACGGTTTTGATATTTGTTTGCTCGCTACCACCTTTAGAGAATGTGATTTCTTGGATATTCTCTTCGTTATCTTTTTCAATTTTACTACCTTCTTTGTAGTCATCCTTTGTATAAAATTTTTTTGATGTATCTACTATAATATTTATTTTATTATTAATATCTTTTAATCCTTTGTTATCTTCTATATTGGTTCTTTTATATACATCTTTGTGGTATTCAAATTCATCTGTATCCATTTCATCTACATCATCACTATCAATAATACCACTATCATCTACTTCATATTCCTTAGCTTCTCTGGCTTCTCTGGCTTCTCTGGCTTCCTTAGCTTCCCTTTCTTCCTTAGCTTCTCTGGCTTCCCTTGCTTCCCTGGCTTCCTTAGCTTCCCTTTCTTCCTTAGCTTCCCTTTCTTCCTTAGCTTCTCTGGCTTCCCTTGCTTCTCTGGCTTCCCTTGCTTCCTTAGCTTCCCTTTCTTCCTTAGCTTCTCTTGCTTCTCTTGCTTCTCTTGCTTCTCTTGCTTCCCTTGCTTCTCTTGCTTCTCTTGCTTCCCTTGCTTCTCTTGCTTCTCTTGCTTCTCTTGCTTCTCTTGCTTCTCTTGCTTCTCTTGCTTCCCTTGCTTCTCTTGCTTCCTTAGCTTCTCTTGCTTCCCTTGCTTCTCTTGCTTCTCTTGCTTCCCTTGCTTCCTTAGCTTCTCTTGCTTCCCTTGCTTCTCTTGCTTCTCTTGCTTCTCTTGCTTCTTCTTCATCAGTATCAACTTCTTCATCTTTGTAGTTTTCACCAGTTTCAATAGCTTCTTCTTCATCAGCTGTATTAGCATCTTCGTCTTCGTCGTCATCTTCGTCTTCATCACCAATCTCTATTTTATTGTCTTCTTCTTCAACAGAATCTACATTATCGTCTTCTTCATCTTCTTCATCTTCTTCACCAGTCTCTATGTGTTCATCTTCATCTTCGTCAGTTTCTTCTTCTTTCTTAACTATTTCTATAGCTTTAACTTCTTTGACTTCTTTGACTTCATTAGTATTCTTTGATTTATTGACAATTTTAGCAATTTCATCTTCATTTTCATTTCCATCATCTTCGTCGTATTCGTCGTCGTATTCGCCTGTATCTTTAAATTGATTAACATTCTCTGTTAAGTTATCTTCAATCTGCTTAAATATCTCATCAAATGGTACAAAGTCTCTAAATGTCTTCTTTATAATAGACCTGATATTTTCTTCAATTATATTGAGATTATTTTGATATTCAGCATCCTTAATATTGTTTCTATTATATAGGTAAGCATTCTTCCAAGAAAATGATGCAGCATTTATATAGCATTTATGAACAAAATCTTCAGGGTTTGGTATTTTTATTTTAATATTATCAAACTGATCTCTATATTCATATATTTTTATTTTTATAGTTGTTATAATAATACTTTTAATCAAGTTCGGCAAATATTTACATTTTGTATATTTTACTATCTTTTTATATTCGTCATTCACCATATTATTATTCCATTTGCGGATACTATATAGCTCATTTTGAAATCCTTTAAGTCCCTTTTTTTCTTGCATCATCTCCGTGTACAAGGCATATATCCGCTTTGATATAGCAACACTTAAAATATCTTGTATATGTTCTATATATTCGTTTCGTGTATCTATTAAACCTTCCATATATTTAGTAATTTATAATATTCTTTATATATATAAATTGTATCTTAATAAATTATATGTAAATATAAGAATAGATCATTATATAATGAAAGGATATGAAAAATGTGGTTATATAAAAATAGATGGTATTACTAAGATTAAATATAGAAATATAGAAGGAAATGCAAGCGAATACATAAAATATAAGAAGAGAATGATGAATATTGATAGATATAAAAAAATAATGTTTAACAGAATAATAATGGATTTGATTAAATAATTAAAATTACCAAGATTACCAAGATTACCAAGATTACCAAATATTAACACGAAGAATAAGTAATAACAGAGCTTGCATTTTTATGATCAAAGGATATTTCAGCAGTTTCATCAACAGTATCTTGTATTACATCAATATGTGAGAGAATTACAATTGTATTATAAAACTTAAGGAGACTTTTGAGAAATGTAGGAACAATAGACAAATTATATTTATCAAAGTTAATGAATCCTTCGTCAATAAATAGTTGATTACATAGCACATCGTAATTATTGAAATATAATGACAAACGAAGAGCAAGAGATATTGCAAAGCGTTGAAAGCCAGATGCCTGAGATACCGATATGTATTGCTTGTCGCCTTCGCTGCTTTCGCCTGATATATTATCATTATGAATTAGCCAATTGATATGTACAGTATCATTAGATATATCTACATTATAATTTAATTTGAAAGATTTAGTATTTATATGGCATAGTGTTTTAATAATTTTATTAGTTTTATCTACAAGTTTATTGAGTATTAAGTTTTCATACAGTTCCTTTCTAAAAGATTGAAAGTTTACAAGGATAGTATCAAGAACATCAATAATTGCATCAAGTTCGCTATCAATCGCTATAAGCATATTGTAATTAATTTTATTTTCATTATTATATGAGTTAATCGTGGTGTACATCACAATCTTTTCATTTAGATTTTTAACATCACCAGATTTACTTGCGATAAGGTCATTTAATTGGATTTTTTGTTTTATTAGCGGTTTCAGTTGCTCATTGCTTTGATATCCATTATATAATTCAGTAATCTCTATAATTTTTTTCAATCTATAGTAATGATATGCATCAATTATTTTCTTAGTATTATCATAAGATTGCCAATCATCATAACTTTGTTTTAATTCTAAATATTTAGTAATGCGTGGTTTTATTACATCATTATAATGTATTGCTTTTTCTAATTCTTCAATCGCCGATTTTGTATCTCTATACTTATTTTCCCACTCTAAATAAAGTTCATTTAATTGAATATTATTTATATCTTCAAACAGCTGGAAAGAGTATATATTAAAATAGTTAGTATAATCAGTAATATTTTTTAGTTCTAACTCTTTTCTTACCAAATCTTCTTTCAAAGTATTTTTAGAGTTTATAATATTATTTATATCATTTGTAATCTTTTCATAAGCCTCTTTAAACCTATAATAATCGCACCACTCATTCAGCAGATAATAGGTTTCTTTTGTTTTAATATTATCTTCATAGCGCTCTTTAACAGTTTCAAAGTCTTTCGCGCAATAGTCTATATTCCTCCTATTAATATTCAAAGTATTTATTATAATATCAATCTCTTTAATACGCGATACCCAGGGTCTCTTACAGCATACGCAGCACTCAGGATTATATTTATATTCATCGTTAGAAGAGAATACTATAAGCTCCTTATTATAGCTATCTATTTCAGCATCAAGCTTATTAATTGCTTCAATCTTATCTTGGTATCCATTTAATATAATTACATCAATTGCTATCTGGTTATTAATCGCTTCAATATTGTAGCGCTTTAGTTCCTTAGCAATTGATAGAGCAGTTTTAAATGTTTTAAATGTTATGGTATCGCGAGGAATATTTGCAATTGTTAAGTTTTGTTGTTTAGAAAACAAGATATCAAAATCTTTTTCCAAAGATGCGAGCATATTATTGATATTACTTATATCCTCTATGAGTGTATCTTTAATGCAAATAACATTATTATAATGTTCAAAAGATATTGGATCATTTATAGATGTTCTTAGTTTTTTTAATAAGTTAGGATCAATTGCGGATGATTTAGTATTTGAAGATATAAAATCATTAAATGCTTCTTGAGAATCATAAATCTTTAAAATAATAGATGTTAATTTATCAATATCTCTACTCGGTATCTGCAATGAAACCTTATTGGGTTTGTTAGAAATCAGTTCATTCAATACCTGTTTATTTTTTTCTAAATCTTCTTTTTGTTTAATTAGTGATATGTTATCATTGTTATTATCATTATGGTTATCATTATGGTTATCATTATTGATATAATTACATAAGCTCTTTTCTTCACTGCTAAGGTAAGAAATATCACATGGTTTATTTATATTTGGTAATTTATTGAAATCATCTTCAAGCTGCTGATAATAAGATTTTGCTAACTTTCGCAAATTCTTCAAATTATTAGTATCATTAGCTTGAATATTAAGGGTATATTTATAATTATTAAGTTTATCTTTGTAAATTATATAGGTCTCATTGGGAACAATAAGCTCGGCATAATTTGCAACAATTGCATCAATAAGGCTCGCATAATCTGTATCAATTATCTCTATAATTGAAGAATCATTAATATCAATATTTATAGTATTGAAAGTATTCAACATTTCGGTTCTTTCAAGTTCTGCTGCTTTTAATTCATTGGTCAATTGATAAATTGAGTCATCATTGACATTGTTATTTTTTCCACTGAATAGCAACTTTTCATAAACCTCTTTTTTACTTTGTATAATTTTTTTAAAATCCTTATATTTGTTAATAGCTGTCTTGAACAGATTATATAGGTGATAAATATATTGAATATTATGGGATTTGTCAATAGTAGCCAAAGTATCTTTGTAATTTAATGAGAGGATATCATTATCTACATTTTGTGTAATCATAGATGTAGAAAGGAAAGTATCAATATCACCAAATAGAGATTTGATTTCAGCATTACACGCAGCATCTTTTTTCAATATAACTAAAGCTGTCTCATCTGTAAATTTAGAAAGCACCGAAGATTTATTAGTAATTTTAAAAGTATTCTTCTTTTTACAAAAGTCTCTTTTAATACGATATGTAATATTATCAATCTCAATGTCAACTATAGTATATCCCTTATCTTTGTTATGATTTATAATACCTGCAGAGTAAGTATCAAACTTATTATTAGTAGCCCATATTGCTAACTGCAGGATATCATAGATTGCTGATTTTCCAGTACCATTAGATCCCTTAATCATAAATGTTTTTGCATCCAAATCTTTAAAATTAACCCAGCTTTTATTTTCATAGCATAATAGACCACTCCATTCTAAATATTTAATTATGAAAGATTTTTTAAGAGGTTGTGTATCATCTGTGCTATTGCACGAAGTAATAATAGGGACAAGTTCTTTATTTCTCTTTATACATTCGCTATGTAATTCTTCAGGATATTTATTAATATCAAATAACAGGCTTTCTTTATCTTTAATTATTTTAAGCAATATCTTGTATTTGTCTGCTGATAAAAGCTTTTTGAAATAATTAAGTAAGTAATCAGTATCAACTAATGTATCTTCTTCAACATTATCTATATTATTTGCTTCGTTAAGATAATTACCATTCATTCTATTACTGTCATTCATTCCATTACTGCCATTCATTCCATTACTGACATTCATTCCATTACTGACATTATTACTATTTATTCCATTTATTTTAGAAACTATTTGAAAAGAAATATTAAAGGGGCTCAATATATTACTTAGCGTTTGATAGTTAATATTTGAAAAAGCTTTTATTTCTAATATTTTAGGGAAATATTTAATATTGTTTTTTATATAAGTTTCCAAATACTCTATATATTTACCATTTGTTCTAATAAAGATATTTTGAGAAACATCTTCAATAATATTGATATAGCCAATATTATTATAAACATTAATTTCATCTATCTGTTTATTTGCAAGATTCCATACAAGATACCCGTGTTCAATAACATCTTCTCCAAAATTCTGCTGTATCAAACTCCCTGAATATCCGCATATACTTTTCTTTTTATAATTGAATACTTGTCGTTTATGGATATCACCAAGAAGGACATAATCAAACCCTTTGACCCATTCTAAAGGGTAAGGATTAAAAGTTTCTTCTATTGATTTCCCATTGTATAATTTTGCAGATGCAAACGACCCGTGAAATAAAGCAATCTTGTGCTTGACAGGGACTGCTATTGAAGGAAATGGTGGCAAATCTTGTATTCTCCCACTATTTCTATAAATATCCAAAGTTTTATCAATACTTACAAAAGAAAAACCGACATCATCAATAATAAATGATGTTGATGTGTTTAATACGAATACATTGGGGATGTCAAATGTTGAAGAATAAACGAGAGACGGCTTATTAATATCACTTTGATCATAGTCGTGATTTCCTGATATAATATATAGCCTGCCTATTTTTGACAATGCTTGGATAAACTCGCGATATATAAATAATCCATAGTTTCCAATAACATTCTTATTATGAAAGATATCTCCAGTAATAACTATAATGTAATCTTCAAATTGTAGTTTTAATACTTTAATTTGATCACGAATAGATAAAATTGTTTCTTTAAATACCTGGCTATATTCTTCATATCGCGAGTAAGTATTGTCGCCATTTCTAATATGTAGATCAGACAAATGGAATATGTGCGATAGAGGCATTTTTAATATATATTAAAAATATTAAGTATATGAAGTATATTAAGTATCAATTTTTTATATTGTAAAAAAAAGAAAATGTTAAAGATGGAGATGATACAGCTTATTTAGTGATATTATAAATATTTTTTAGGATATCTTTCATTTTCCGTATCCCTATAGTATATATATTAATAGATGAATCATTTATATAAACTCTTAGTTTTTTTTCAAAATAGGTAGTAAATTCCTTATTTTTATATTGTTCTACTCTTAATTTATATTTAGTTAAGGCAACCTTATCGCTTGTATTGATTGTCTTAGGTTTATTACCTGATTTAATAGCTGATACGCCTCCATTCATTCTTGCAAGCTCATCTATTTTGGTTTCTTTTAAATCTTTTAATTTTTTTAATTCAACCTTGATATCATCAACGCTACCTTCTATAGCGGTCTTGGTGTCTTTTTTGCCACTCTCGCGACTGCGACTGCGGCGTCTTCTCCTACTGTCACGAGAGCTCTTTTTACCCCGTTCTCTCCCTCGTTCCTTTTCTGTATCTTTCTCGCGCTGTGTATTTTTAGGTCTACTCATTGTTTTTTTAAGACCACTAATTTTAGTGTCAATTTTACTGATTGTAGTTAATAAAGCATTCTTCTTTTTTTGTTTTGTTAATTCTGTAATTTTATCATTAAAATATTGGCATATACCTATAAAAATTGGAGGTGTTATAATGTGTAATTCTTGAAATTTTTCTATAGTAGGTAGCTCATCCGGTCGCCAATATAATTCATATATGTTTGTATTTATTCTGCTATATTTTTCTAATTCAGGCGATAATTTGCTACATAGGATATTTAAATTAGATAAATATTTTAATTCATCTTTTAATTTCTCTATTTCTGCTATTAAGATATCTAAATCATTTGAAGAGTTTACATCTTTTCTTCTTTCAAGAACTCTATTATAATGTTTTTCATATTCTCTATTTCTTTTTTCAAGAACTTTATTGCGCTCTCTATCATTATTATGTTTTTCGTATTCTCGCTTTCTTACTTCAGCAACTCTATCATTATTATGTTTATCACCTACTATCTTTCTTTTTGCATAAAGTTTACTAATTTCTTTTTTTTTAGAAGTTATAATAGGTAGCAGAATTGATTCAATGTTTTCTGGTAAAAGATTTTGATTTACAAGAGGTTGATAACTAATAACATATCCAGAAACAAAATGATATATCATTTCAAAATTAGTTTTAAATATTTCTATATAGATTGGTATCATAATAAGTATAGATGCATTAATATCTTCAACACCATTTTGTTGACTTAGTATGCGGTCATGTTCAGCAAGCGCAGAGCTTAAATCTAATTTAGTTTTTAAAAATTCATTAAATATATGCGGAAAATCTAAAAGTCTTTGTGTTTGAAGTTCTAACATCTTTTGATAATCAACTAATATACTTAAATCATCACCTTCATACAATTTAAAAAGGTCATGAAGAGCTTCTGCATCTGCTTCAGTATTTGGATTATTAGATAAATAATAAGCAAACTGATCTATTATATTACGAACAAACCTATTTTTTTCAATAATCAATAAACGGTAGCAATCAACAAAATGTTTAAATTTAGCCAAATTTGTTTCCATATGTCTTGTAAATGTCCATATCAGTATATATGTAAAATAATTATAAAATAATCTATTTAAATAGTTTTTAAAAATTGCACTATTGTTTACGCCATTTAAAGTTGTTAAAACATCATTATTTAATAAAATGTTAGTAAATTCATCACTATATAGTATAAATAATTCATTAATTACTGAACGATCATTATTTGCCTTTTGTATTTCATAATTTTCGCATAAGTTTAGTAAATCAGGAAAAGAATCTCTTACAAGAACACCGCCTTTAAAAGGTGATCTATCTATATTTAATCGTTTACCTTTATAGCCTCCAGCGAGTGCACCAGTAGCAGTTGCATCTGGTAATGAAGGTTGAGGGCCTCCTGGTGCACCGTTAAGAGAACAATCTTCAACACATTCACCTCCGCAATTAGTAGTTATAATTGCAATATTAGTATTTATATTCTTGAATACAGATAATACTAAGGTTTGTAAAATACCAATTTTATTATTGTTGCCAACAAAACCTGTTAAAAAATCTTTTATATTATTATTTAAATGGGTTAGATTAGCATCATTATTAAGATATTCAATAATTAGTTTAAATTGGGTTTCAGCTCTGCTAATTATATCTTTATAACCGTAAGACTTTAAAGTTTCATATTTTTGTTGTAGAACATTTATTTTTGCCTTCAGCTCACTTATATATTTAATTAAATTGGCTTCATCAGTGGTTATTATAGATTTATCATCAACCCTATTAAATTTTATTTTTTTAATATTACTAATGCGTTTTTTAAGTGTTTCCATATTGGATAATAGTTCCTTATACATTATTATCATTGACGCAGTTAAATCTAAAAAATTAGATATTTTTTTTAAAGTTTGAATAAAATAACAACTATTGCCAAATTTTGGTAATTCAAAATAATGTTTAAAAATTATTACATCCTTATCATCACTATTTTCTTTGTTATATGGTTTAAGTTTTGCCCATGCTATAAGTGGATCAAGAAGGGCAGTTTCTAACAATTTCTTTTCATTTAAAGACGCATCTTTATATTTATTTAACAAACTTTCAAATTCTGCAAAGTTTATTTCGCGTATTTCATAACTTTTAGAAGAAGGTACTGTCATTGTATTTAGTGATTCCAACTCATCAATTATAATATCATAAGCTGTTTTTAAGTTAGTTTTAAGTTTTTCTTTTTCTATAGAAGTAGGTATGGAAGAACTATTTGTTAACCTAACCTGTGTTTTTTTATTACTGACATAGACGATATTTGAAATTTTTGTAGTAAAAACTTGTTCATAAAATTTGCATGTAGCGCGTACTGTTAAAATAGTATCCATTAATTCATATAATGTAGTTATTAATGGTCTTATTTTTGGTATATTTATATCAGTGTATACAGTAGAAAGATTATAATCAGTATTAAAAGTGAAGGTTATTCTTTTATCTGAACTAAGGGCGTGTTTATGACTATTACTATATATAGTATTAATATTTTGCAAAGTATCTAATCTAATATCTTCTGGTGATAGATATAGAACAAAAGTTTTTGAATTAGTTTGATGTAATATAGCAAATTCTTTTTCAAATAAAACCATTTGTTTATGATAAGATAGGAGATGCTTTGTCAAGTTATTTATAAATGTATCTTTATCTATTGCTTTGATACCATAATCATAGCAAAAACATGATTCGTTAAATGTAATACTATTTGTCAATTGTCTAACTTTGCGATCAGCGCCATTATGATTGCCTACAAATAATTGTATGTTATAAAAATCGTTCCAGCATCTGTAAATTGTTTTACCTAAATATATACTATTACTATCAATATAAATCCATCTAAATTTTTCTTGAGTACAATGACCAATAATGTGAGGACAATTACATATTATTGCGAGTTGTGCCAGATAAGAATCACAAGTTGTTAGAATAATATTTTTATTAAAAGCACAAATTTGTGCATTACCTACAGCATCAGTACCTATGTTTATTTCAATAAAATATAAAAATAGACAAATAAACATTTGACAAAAGTCTCCAAAACCCTTCATTAAAACATTTAAATTTATTATAAACCTTTTGATTTTATTTGGATCTTTAATATTACATTTTTTTTCCAACCATTCTATTAAGTTAATTATTTTAGGACATAAAACATTACATACAGCAAGGGTTTTAACAATACGAGGGACTGTAAAATCACCTTCATCGCCACCGATTCCTTCAAACTTAAACTTATTATATTTATTACCAGAAGTTTTATGTATTATAATAATTGTAAATGATTTTGCACCTTGCATAAGCCGATTATATTCAACGCTGCAATTATCTTCGCATTTAATATAAAAAGCAAAATCATTAAACTCTTTAAAAAAAGATTGGTAAAAAGCAAAAGCCAAATTAGTAATTATAAATTCAATATTATTTGATATTTTGTAATAGGGGCATTTTTTATTAGATGAAATATTCTTAGAAGTACATGGTGCAGAATCTATATAACTTGTAATTGTATAAATCTCATTAATATCTTCTATTACACCTGATAACATTGGAGGGTGTGTATCATTAATCATAAATTCAATACCTTCTAATTTTTTATTTGGATCTGGATTTATAGATCTATATATTATTTTGTCAGGATATTTTTCTTCAATTTTATTAATAGTTAATGGAGTAGGACGGGGTAAACAATCACGAAGACCTATTATTTTCTTAGTTTTTAACTCGGTGCACTTGGTTTCATCAAATTGAGTTCTTTCATCATTATCTAAAAAATCGTGATCCTGGTCTGTAAAAATAGCTTTACTCATAATATCCAAAAAGTCAGTATCATGTTGTCTTAAATTTTTACTATTAAGAAGGTTAAATATTATTTTTAATAAAGGTGATTTTTTTTTTGCATTATTCCAATTAAAAGCATTATCATCAACCCACACATTTTTTTTTTTAAGAACACTAAGAATAAATTGTATATTAGTTTGTAAATTTATTACTAATTCATTTAAATCACTATTTATATGATCACCTGAATTAGTAGTAATTGTACACAATGGTTCTTTATATTTAGATATTCCCTTATCGGTAGGATTTAGACATTCGCAGCAATTAATTTTATTAGATTTTTTTGACTTTTTATTTGATGATTTTTTGGGGACTCCAGACATCTAAGTATTCTCTAATTAAATGTTAATATAATAAGTAAATTGTTTACAGCATTTTACATATTGAATAATGCTGTTATATTTTTTCTTAATAAAAAAATAATATTATAAAATAGGTCATTTTATTTTTTAGGATTATTACGAGGTTTGCTGGGTTTGTTGCGAGGTTTATTGAGAGGTTTGTTGAGAGGTTTGCTGGGAGGTTTGTTGGGTTTGTTGGGTTTGTTGAGAGGTTTGTTGAGAGATTTTACAATTATTTTCCCACCACTTGATTTCTTAATATTTTCATTTGTCTTAGGACTTTCACCAAGGTTAAGATCAATTGGTTTTTCTTTTGGTAATAATTTTTTTTTCAAAGCGTTTTTAAAATCATTTGTAGCAATACCTATTCTGGTCCTCCAATTTATATTAGGTTTTGTAGCATATACAGGTTTATAATAATCATTAATACTTTGTATTAGATCATGTGTAGTATATGACTTAGTTTGTTCTCTCTGCTTTTGCGGAGATATACTATATGCCCTTTTAGGTGATTCATTATAAAGGGGTGGACTTTGACCAAGATTTAGTTGAATAGTTGCGGTAGGTATTCTCTTTACTTTTTTTTTGAATAACAACATTTAATACTCTACTATAAATTTTGAAAAAAAATAACTAAGAATATAAAAATAGTTTATAGTTTACCAAGGATAAAGCCGGATTGAGGAAGTAATTAAGAAATTTCTGTAGGTAATTGAATGGTGATGCTTTTTTTTATTTTTAGTGTTGGCTTCATTAATATATATAGATTGGTTATCAAAGTGGTTGGCATTTGGGTATTGTAAGGGGGTAGTTAATAAAAAAAATGATAATATATAAAAATAAAAAGGATATATAAAGTAGGTAAATCACGGCAAATATGGATGAAGAAAAGGAAGTGAAGGTAAAGAAGACGAATGCGGAGAACAATAAGGTATATAGGGAAAGGAAAAGGGAAGAGATAAATGCAAGAAGAAGGGAGCAAAGGAATAATAAGAAGGCGATAAAGACCCCAAAGATAAAGTATGAGGTGAAGGAATTAAAGAAGATATTAAAATTGCCGGATAAAGGAGTAGTAATAAATATATCAGAGGCTACAAAGAATAAATACAAGGGATATATAAGAAACTTTTATAAGAGATATACAGGGGGGGAGTTAAAGGATGATGAAGATATAATATTAAAAATAAATGGGGAAAAATATAAGGCATTAAATATTTCAAAAAAATTTAAGATATTAATAAATAAAAACATAGAGATAATAAAGGGATCATCAAC